TATTTATTTAAATGAAGAATAATATTCTTTTGGAACATTGTTTAAAAAGTTTAAATTCTAAAGAATTTAAAGAAGAATTAAAAAATTTTATAAAACCTGTAGCAGAATGTATATTTAAAGAATTATATATTTATTTGTTTTTTTTTATTTTTTTTATATTAGCTAGTTTTTTATTACATTTAGGAGTTTTAATATTATTAATAAGATATAATAATAAAATAAACATACATTATATATAATTTTTTTTTATTTTATTATTATATAAAAAGATGCAAGATTTATTAGAGACTAATAGTGTAAAATTAGGAGGTTTAAAAAAACGTGTTAAGCGCGCGAAAAGCGGTGGTACATTATTAGCTGATGCGAGTGTACCTGCGGGATTATTACTATTACAACAATATTTAAAAAAAAGAACTAAAGGAAAAAGTATGAAAAAAAAATCAAAAGGTAGAAAATCATCTAAAAAATCTACGCGTAGAAAATCTATGCGTAGAAAATCTATGCGCAAAAGAAGATAAGTATAGTTATTTATAATATATAATTTTAATTATTCATTATAATAAATAATTAAAATTATATTAAATTATTAAATAAAATGAGTATAGAAGATAATATCAAAACATGGGTGGCTATGGACAATAAACATAAAAAGTTGAATCAAGAAGTTAAAGATTTAAGAGACAAAAAAAATTTATTAAGTGATAAAATAATTAATAATTTTTCACAGTACAATAATTCTCCTACTATTAGAATAAGTGATGGTAAACTTAATATTAGCACTTTACAACAAGCTAATGTTATAAGTTATAAATTTTTATATGACTGTTTTAATATATATTTTCAAAATGAAGATAAAGCAAATGATTTATTAAATTTAATAAAATCAAAAAGAAATTATACTAATACACCATATATAAAAAGAATTTATAATAAAGAATAGTTAAATATAAATAGTATTTATATATTATAATAGAATGTTTAATTTATTGAAAGAATTTAATATTAAAAATATAGAATATAAAAATCTAGCTTTATTGCCTGGTTTTAATATACCAGATAAAAAAAATAATTTAATATTATTAAATCAATCATATAAAAATAATAATGATGTATTAAGAGATTGTATTTTTAATAAATTAATTAATAATGTACATGAAAAAACAAATAATTTAAAAAAAACAAAAAAAAAATATAATAAAAATTTAAATATAAAAACAAAAAAACAAAAAAAACTAAAAATAATATGATAGTAATATATATGAATGGCTCTTAAATATTTAAAAAAAACAAAACAAAATAAAAAATTAAGAAGAAATATGAAACGAAGTAAAAATAAAAAAAATACAAAACGAAATATAAAACCTAGTCAAAATAAAAAAAAAACAAAACGAAATGTAAAAAAAAACGCATCAGGATTTAATATTATAACAATGGCTCCTAGACAAAATAATGGTGCCAGGGGTTTTAAAGGGTCTTTCAATGATCCTAAATTTTCTAGAACTTTAAAAATGATAAATAACGCTATCTCTATGAAGAGAGCTATCTCTAAGGAGAGAGCTATCTCTAATGAGAGAGCAGAAAAAAATACACCAGTAGGTAAAAAGCAAAAATTATATGAAGAAGAAAAAATAGATAATAAAATAATATTTCCAGCATTAGAACAACTGGCTTTCGAGGAGTCTTACGACTCGAGATTATATGGTGATGAAGTATTTGAATTTTATAAATAATTATCATCCAGTGATAAAAGAAATATTAATTAAATAAAGTATAACTATTTTTTTGTATTATAAAAAATATAAAGTAAATATATTTTAATGAGAGATTGTTGTAAAGTTAATAAATATGCAAAAAAATGTGTTAGAACAAAAGATAAAAAGATTTTCTTATTACCTAGAAAGTTCTCTCGTAAAAAATGTTTAAATTCAAAAATTAGAGGTTTTACTATGAAAGCTTCATGTTCGCCATATAAATTTTGTAAAAAAACATATAAAGGTGGTAAAGAAAAAAATAAAAGGTTGCCAATATTAAGAAAAATAGTAAAATCAAATAAAAAATACACATATAAATTGTATGATCCACAATATAAAAGAATATTAGCAATAGAAGAGGGAATAAATGAAAAGAAAAATAAAACAAAAAAAGATAAACAAAAAGCAGCACAAATGAAAAAAGCTAGGTTTAATATATTACGTTTATACAGAAAAAATAATGATAAAAAAGGTTGTAAGAATTTAACAAAAGATATGATATATATATCAAAAAAATATAATTTAGGAAAAACAAAAAATATATGTGGAGGTAGTAAAAAAAAGAAAAAATTAGAATTTTTATATAATCCAAATGATCCAAAAAAATCATTTGATGTTTATATTGATAAAAATCCAAATGATACTATACCAATTAAATATAAAACAGTAGAAGATGTTAAACATACAATAAAGAAATTAGAGAGATTATACAAATCAGGTAAATATTCGCATAAGAGAATATGGCAAGTAGGTATGATAATGTATGTAAGATTAAAAGTTTTAAAAAATAAAAAACCAAAAGAATATAATCTTGCAAAAAAATATTTTAATTTTTTAGGAAATCGTACAAAATTAAAAACATATAAAGAGAGAAAATATATAAAATTTAATATATAACTATTTAAAAAAATAAATTTAATATACTATTATGATTAAATTTATTTTTTCATTATTAATTATCAAAAGTAATGGGTTTATTTTAAATAATTACCACCAAATAAACAACAATATAAATAATATAAAAATGAATTATGTACCAAATTATGATCCAGCAAAATTAATTAATACTTTAGCAAAAAAATCAACTGATATAGATAATTGGAATTTAAATAATTTCTTACAGGAGGTAACAAATAAACATATAGACAGTGTAAGTGTAGTAAAAAGTTCAGATTCAATAAATTCATTTGTGATAATTGATAATAATTATGATGGATTAACACCAGAATTAAATAATTTACATTTTTTAGAAACTGGATTACAAAAAGTTAATGATATAGTAATTGATTCTCTTATAAAAAATGATATTTATTATAAAATAGTACAATTAGGATCATCAAATAATGTTTTATCTACTGGTGCAAATGTAGCTAATGTATTATTAAATATTGTAATAATTTATTTAGTTATATCTGTAATAGGTAGTTTTTTTCAAAATAATCAAATGACAAATGGAGCAAATATAGGAATGAATTTTATGAAAAAAGAATCTATATTAATTGATAATGATGAAATAAAGACAACATTTGATGATGTAGCAGGCTGTGATGAAGCCAAATATGAATTAGAAGAAATTGTAGATTTTTTGAAAAGTCCAACAAAATACTATGATGCTGGGGCAAAAATACCAAAAGGAATTTTATTAGAAGGTCCGCCTGGTACGGGAAAAACTTTATTAGCAAGAGCAGTGGCAGGAGAAGCAAATGTATCATTTATTCAAGTGTCTGCATCAGAATTTATTCAAATGTTTGTAGGATTAGGTGCGTCAAGAGTAAGAGATTTATTTAATGAAGCAAAAAAAAATTCTCCATGTGTAATTTTTATAGATGAAATAGATGCAGTAGGTAAAAAACGCGGAACAAATGTAGCAGGTGGGAATGAAGAAAGAGAACAAACATTAAATCAAATTTTAACAAATATGGATGGATTTGATAAAACAGATAATATTATAGTATTAGCAGCAACAAATAGAGCAGATGTATTAGATTCTGCATTAACTAGATCAGGTAGATTTGATAGAAAAGTTAAAGTAGGATTACCAGATAAGATTGGTAGACGTAAAATTTTAAATGTACATTTAAAAAATAAGGTAGTTGATAATTCTACAGATTTAGATGAAATATCTCAATTAACAAGTGGGTTTTCAGGAGCAGATATTGAAAATATGGCGAATGAAGCTATTATTTTAGCATTAAGAGAAAATAGAACATCTATAAATTCTAAATATTTAATAGATGCATATGAAAAAATTACAATAGGATTACCATTAAATAGTGGAAATACAACAAGTGATACAGATAAATTGGTTGCATATCATGAAGCAGGTCATACTATAACAGCATTATTATTTAGAGATTTTTATGATGTAAGGAAAGTAACTATTATTGGAAATTCAAATGGTGCGGGTGGTTATACATTATTTACATCCAAAGAAAAGTATATTTCCTATCCTACTAAAAAATATTTTCTTTCAAATTTAATTATAACAATGGCCGGAAGGGCAGCAGAGATGGTTTTATATAATAAAGTAGAGGTTGATAATATAAAATCTAATTATACAAATAGTAAAATATTTGATAATTTTATTAATTTAGATATAACAAGTGGTGCAAGTGGTGATTTACAAAAAGCAGATAATTTAGCAAGACAATATATTAAATTATTTGGATATACAGAACATGGTATGCAAAAATTTATACAATTAGATAATCCATTAAGTGAGAATATAAAATCAGAGGTAGATAAAAATGTTATTAAAATAATGAATTATGCATTATATAAAGCAATTGAAATACTATATAATAATATGGATTCATTTAATTTATTAGCAAGTGATTTGATAGAAAAAAAATCACTTGATATAAAATATTTAAATAAAATAAAAGTAGAGTATTTTTAATTATATGGAACATTAAACCAATTATCATTATTAAATGGAGAAATAAGTATATTACCAATACGTTCTTTCCAATATTTAACTCTATCATCAAATAGTTTTTCTTTATGGGTTTTTGGATATAAATTATCGTTTTCTAATAAATTTTTTTCTAAGCTACTTATTTTAGGTTTATAACCATAACAATTTGCTCCTAATTTAATATGTGGATTATTAACATAACCACCATTTATACCAGGTAAACCGCAATCATATTTATGTCCTTCTTTTTCTTTTAATTTATTAAAAGCTATTTTGCTGGTAGGATATATACCTAATTGATCTTTAGACCAACCATAACTACACCAACTCGCACCTTTTTTTTGTGCATCAAGTAATTGATTATAATTAGCCATATCACCATCAAATGCTTTACATACTGCTTTAGCATCATGATAAGTAAATCTATTACCTGGAACATGGTAAACTTCTTTAAAATTAAAGGTAGATACATCGTTATTTTTATTAGAATCATTTGACGATTCAGTATTTGATTCAGTATTTGATTCAGTATTTGATTCAGTATTAGATTTAATGTTAGAATTTGATCCAGTATTACTAGATGAATCCACCGTGGATTCTATTTTAACTTCTGGGTTTTTGTTAAAAATATTTTTTAATTCAGTAATAACATTAATATTAAAAAAATATGCTAATCCATTTATAAAAACTAATAAAATAAATAAACCCCATAAAATTGCTTCTATAAATAAAAATCCACCACTTGTTAAATTATTAGAATAATCAGAATCATGTGAATTTCCTAAAAATGCAAAAATAACATAATAAATTAATATTATAATAATTAATACTACTAATACAAATGGATTAGAACCAAAACTATTAACACTATCATAAAAATCTTGTGTTATATTATTAAATATACTCATAATATTATATATAAATAAATATTATATATAATATTAAGTTTTAATTAACTGTTTTTTTATAAAAATAGCAATAACCTTTATTTGTTATTATATTATTTAATTTTATTTCACTTACATTAGTATCATTAAATATATACCATTTATTATTTGCATTTTTAACATAACTAGTATAATGACCACCTAAAGAATTACCGCTATGATTACATATTCCAAATAAATCATATTTATATGATTTATTATCATAACCAATTACATATTTAGATAAATCTAAATTATTAATTGGTGTATTAACTAATATATTTAATTTTTTATTATAATTATTAAATTTTTTAAAAGATACTATTAAGATTTCTGGTAAACTCCAAAATTTTAAACATTTATTAACATCTTGTTTTGTTTTTGTTTTTTCATTATACCATGCATTATCTCCTGATAATTTTTCGCTCTCTACATATAAATCAAAACATTCAAAAATATCACATACATTTTTATTAATTGGTATTGGTAAATCAATTAAACAATATGGTTCAGGTTTATTAGATAAAATAGTTTTATTATCATCAGAATATAAAAAAGATATTTGTATACCATAAAATAAATTTAGTATTTCTGAATAACTATCAGAATACATAGTTTTTATCATATTAAAACAACTAATAGCTAACTCATCTTTTTTATTTATACATTTACCTGAAATATTCATTTCAAATTTTCTTTTTAAAGAATTGTGAAAACAGTCAATTAAAAATACTAAAAATTCAGGTAAATCATTTTGTGCAAATCCGCTAAATAATTCTATATTTTTTTTATTAGATATATTCTGAATAGTATTGACATATCTATTAGGTGATATAATACAATTTTTTGACCACATTAAATTTCTTAAATTTATCCATTCTATTAATAAAATACTATCATCTGTTTTATTTAATTTATTTAAATCTAACTTATCTAATATAATATTTAAATCATAACAATGTGATAATATTTGCATACATGAATTTAAATAACATGTATTTCCTAAATTAGATAATCCAGTTAATCCTTTATCTTTATATTCATTATATTTATCTGTCATTTGTATTTAAATATATTAAATGTATGTATTTAAACATATTTTGTGTATATATATAAATGGAAAATTTTAATTATAATTATGATTATTTTTTATTTAATAATTATTTAACATTTTTAAATAGATCGAATGAAATTATAAATCAAATGCATTCTAATTATATAATTGTAGAAAATAATAGAAGACGACGATTAAATAGAGACATTAGTACTAATTATCAAGATATATCTACACAAACAGATTTATATAATTATACACTAAATCATGTAAATGAAGAAAATCAAGAAAATGAAGAAAATCAAGAAAATTTAGAAAATCAAGAAAATTTAGAAAATCAAGAAAATGAAGAAAATCTAGAAAATCTAGAAAATTTAGAAAATCTAGAAAATCAAGAAAATCAAGAAAATCAAGAAAATCAAGCACACGACGATCATGTATTAAATGAATATAGGAGAATATCTATTGATAATTTAGCTGATTTAATAACAAATAATATTACAAAATTAAAATATAAAGATATTGAAAATCCTATTGATAATATTTGTACAATTTCACAAGACGATTTTGAAAATGATAGCGATGTTGCAATGGTAAATAATTGTGGCCATATATTTAAATATGATAAATTTATCGATTGGGTATCAAGAAATCAATCTTGTCCTAATTGTAGGTATAATTTCTTAGCAAATTCACAATATAGTTCTTATTTAAATTCAGAATCAAATGAAAGATTAATTTTAACAAGACCACAATTTAGAAGATTTTTAGTAAATAATATATTTAGATCATTAAATGTAAGAATAATTGATTATTCTGAAGATAATTAATTTATGTATTTATTTTAACACTAGTAATAGTATTATTATTTTTTAAAATCAATTCAACAGGAGCAACAGGTTTTTCTATATAAAATATATATTGGGCAAGGTTAAATATATATTTATTATAAATAATAATTTTGCTATTAGTTAAATATTGTGGATTATTTTTTTTAATTGATCTAATAAATATAGCAGTATATATACAATATAAAGGATTAATATATTTAATATTTTTAGTATCAAAAATAAATTCAAAATTTGTTTTGTATTTATATATGTTTAACCACTTAGAAGTAAAATCATTAAAGTCATCATCGTTTAATATACTTCCACTAATATCTACTTTAACAATAGGAAATTCACTTAAATCATATATAGCAACCATTAATTATTATATTTACATGTATAATATAATAATTAATAATTAATTTAAAATAATAAATCTCCAAATGGAGAATAATAAGGTAATAATATTGGTTTTTTATTTAAAACAGATGAAACTTTTTTTGAAACAAATTTTTTATCAACAACAACTTCATATACATATTTTTTAAACCAATCTAAATTCATATAATAATTACCTTCAAAACCAGATTCCTTTCCCCATGAATTTTCAACTAAAAATCCATTAGTTTTACCTTTTTCCAAATTATATCCTTTAATTATTACTGCATGATTGGGATTACTTTGTCTATAATTTAAAGCATCACATTTATCCATTATATTATTAAAGCCAAATATATCATTATAATTAAAAGCATTTATATCTAATATACCATGTTCTCTTGATATAAATTTTTTAGTATCAATAGCAACCCATACTGCTTCATTTGAATCAATTGATTTTTTTACAGCATCAATTAATAAATCAATTGGTAAATTTATAAAATTTTGTAATTTACCTTCATATACATTACTTGCTAATTCAACATTATATAATTTATAAAATGGTATTTTTTTACATGGATAATTAATTAAACAAATTTTATCATTAGCATTATATTTAACTATTTTTTTATAAAATTCGATAGGACTAATATTTTCTATAGTTTTGTATGTTTTCTTTTTATTTTGTTTATAAAATTCCCATGTAATTTTATTAGGTGGTTCTCCTAAAAATATAACCAAAATTTTATAAAAATTAGATAATATTGTTTTTTTTAAATTATCTAAATTTTTTGATTTAGAATTTTTGATAAGATATACAGATTTTTTTAAAAAATCATTTATAAACTTATTTAAATTATTTGTATTTTTACTATGAAAGTGGTCATCCATATTACTTTTGGGTATTATACCATATTTTTCTATTAAATTAATAAAAACATTCCATTGACCACCATCATTAGTAGCATTTCTTAATACATAAATTAGTTTAATATTATCCAAATTAGTGTCTCTGTTTTTTATAATATAATTTAAAAAATAATTAGCTTTTTCAAGTTTATCATAAAAAAATAAATAATTTTGACTAAATTCAAAATCTTTCAATTTATATTTTTTTATAAATGGAAGTCTTATAATATTTAAATATGCAAAAAGCCAACATCTACCACTATTATGTTGATTTGTAATTTTACTATCAATATTTATAAAATTATTGAATGTTTGTTTTTTATTTTGTAAATAATCAGACTTAATTATTAAATTATTAAAATCAGCTTTAGTGTTGACATTTTTAAAAACTTTATTAGTACGAGTTTTATTAAATTTATTAGAAAATTGTTTCAGATTTTTCTTTGTTATAATTTTAGAATTTTTATATTTCATATTATATTTACATGATATATAAAAATAAAAATTTATTTTTTATAAGATTTTCTTTTCTTTTTTTTAGATTTTTTATTTGGTTTTTTTAGTTTCATATTTCTTTTTAGTTTTTTTGTACTCTTTTTTTTCCTTTTTTTTAAACCAGCATTTGATAAATCTGCAGATGTATTATAATCATGCATCAAATCAGTAAGTCTTTCTTCATTTCTTGGATCATAAGGATTTAAATCATTTGTGTCCTTCATATATCTATTAGCTAAGTCTAGTTTTGTTATCATTTTTGTATCATCATCAGGATCTTTAATTTTTTCCAAAAATCCCATAAATTGTAACCAAGGATGATATTGATCATCCTTAAGATCTTTATCTTTGTTATGATATGCTGCTTCTATATTATGATAACCATTTGATATACCTAAGTTAGCTAGCTGAATTTGGTTATCTGTTAAAAAATTAGTCATATATATATAAATATATTATTTTAAATCTTTTAAAAATTTATCAAATATTATTGATTTAACTTCTTTACAACGCAATTCTTCATATTTTTTAATAAATTTTTCAGCTTCAGGCCATTTATTTTTTAATTTTTCTATTTCTTGTTCCCAAGTCAATGTTTTTTTATCATTGTATTCTTTAATATAAAATTGTTTATCCTTAAATTCTTTAATATTTTCTAATTCTAATGCAAATAATTGTAATAATGGTTTCATAATTTGATTACTAATATAATGTCCAAAATCTAATTTTAAATTATTATTTTTAATAAATTCAGGAGTTTCTATTTTTTCTCCTTGCAATGCTTTTTTATTATCATTTTTAATATAGGCATAATTCATTCTATCACCAGCACCAGGTTTATTACCTTGTTCTCTTAATCCAATTCTATCAGCTAAAACTTTATGTGCAATTTGTTTTGGGTTTTTGTAATATCCACGTAAAGATTTTGTAACCAATAATTTTTCAATAGGATATTTTTCATCAATCATATTTTGTAATGATTCATTAACAAATTTAATTGATTTAGAAAGACTTTTATCTTTCATTAAGATATTTACGACACCACCATAAATATCTTTTACAATAGGAGCATTATCTCGTCTTTTTAATACATTACCCATTGATTTTAATTTACATTTTTCAGGATCTTCTTCATATAACATACCATCATATCTTTTTTTAGATAATAAATTAAAAGGCCAAAATGTTTTTTCATATTCTAAATCATGTGGTTTTTTAAGAAACTTAGTAGCTAATTCACCAGCCTGTTTAGCTAATTCAATAGTATAAATTAATGCCTGTTTATTAATAATTCTTTTTCCTTCAGTAGTTTTTAAATTAAATTTAAAGAATACAGAATCAGTATCTCCATATACACATTCTGCTTTTGCTATAATTTTTGAACCATCACTAACAGTGACTTCAATATTATCATAACAACCTTCAATTACATCTTTACCATAAAATAGTAATTTTCTACCAGTAGCAGTAGTTGATGCAGCGACATCTTTTTCATAAAATGCACTAGTTTTGGCACCACATTGACCATATAATGAATTAGCAGTAACTTTAATACTTAATTGGCGCTTATCATAAATATTTTTTTTAAATGGATCTTCTTCTTTACTCATTAATTTTTTAGTAGCTTTTCTAGCACCTAATAATTCTTCTAGAATAGCAGGCATAATTGCTTTGCCTTCTAGAAATTGTACGAATCTACAAATTTTATAGCCAACTACAATTTTTTTAGCAGCGGATTTAGCGGTTGTTCTAGAATATTTATAAGTATCATATTTAACATCAACATAACTATAATTAGGTAAATTATCATAAATATAATTACCATCATTATCTTGTTCTCCAGTTGAATTAATTAAATTTCCACTTAAATCATATTCTTTTGTCCATACCTTGCTATCGTGTGATAAATTTTCACTAATCATAGATGAAGGATAAAGAGAACTATAATCAACACATGCAACTGGATCTTCTAAATATAAGCCAGTTTTAGGATTAAAAACATGTGCACCTTCATAACCATCGTCGGCTAGTTCTTTTTCAATAACAGGCATTAAAGTATTTTTTTCCCCACATTTTTTTGAAACAAAACTTTGTAATTTTATTCCTTGGCCTCTAAGAAGTAAGAAATTTAATGGAACATCACATAAATTAGACATTTCAACTTTATCAGTTATAACATCGATTTTAAGTAATAGCCAAATAACATTGTCACAATCACCAAGACAATATTTACCAACAGTAAATCTATCAAAATCAGATTTATTTGCTAATTCAAATATTTCTTGGGGGGATACGTCATCTTTTGCTAATCCCCAATTAATTTTATAATTAATAAGATCCAATTCTTCAATACCATTAATAGTAAAAGATGCATTAGTTAAATTAATATCTAATACTTCAAATTTTTTACCTTTTTTATAACTATTAACAGAATGACTAATTTCTTCAAATTTAACAAAACAACCACATGTTAAACCAGTTAAATTTTTACTGAATATTTCAGTAGTATTATTATCTTTATTAATTTCTATTTTTTTAACACTATCACTAATAAAATATGATGAAACATAATCTAATTTGTTAGAACTAAGTGTAAATTCTCTTCTAAAAATGACGCACATATCAATAATTATTCTTCCAGGCATATTAACATAACTTAAATTATATTCTCCACTTGCTAATATAATTTTGTTTTTAGCAATATCTTCTTCTCCTGTTCTCCAATCTTTATTGATACAAACTTCATTTTTATTTCTTGATAATTTTAAAAAGTCATCAACACAACCAATTTCTTTTGCTCTTTTATACATAAAATCCCAATCAAAACCATTAATATTATAACCAGTAATGATATGTGGATTTTCAAGTTGTATAATTTTAGTAAATTCTAATAAAACACCTTTTTCTGTTGATTTTTCAATAATTTTAACATGATTTTCTTGAACCCAGTTTTTATATTTTTCAGGAATTTTGCAACCACCTTTTACAATTATATATCTAACATATGGTTTTTTTTCACTATAATTAATAAATGTCATACCAATAAATGTAATAATATCCCCTTTTAATTGTGGATAAAATTTAGTCAATGCTTTGTTTAATTCTAATAATTTTGTTTCATATTCACATTTATCATCAGTAATAATTTCAAAAATATTAGCATTTTTATTGTATTTTTTCACTTTTTTTATCTTTTTAATTGATTCAACTGGTTGATTATCTTCATCATCTGATTCAGAATCAGATTCTTCTATTTCCAGTGTATAATTTTTTCTATTTTTATCATTCACAGGAATATATTTTATAAAATTATCAAAAATATTATTTAATTGTTCCTTTCCAATTTCTTTAAGTTTTGTATAAACTGGGTCAATATAATCAATATTTTCATAACCAAAAGCAGCAGAAATTTGTTTTTCAAATAATTCTAAATTAAAAGTTTCTTTATCTATTAATTCATTATAATATTGTAAAATATTAGTAGCTAATTTTTTATAATCTTTAATTGGAACTGGAAAGTCACCATGACTACTACTAGCTTCAATATCAAAACTACAAATATTATATTTAACAATATCATCTTTATCTGATTTTTTTATGTCTTTATGACTAATAATATATTCATATGCGCAATGTGTAGTTTTTTTATTAATGGTTTTGATTTTATTACTAGGGAGTAATATCCAACCAGATGGACTAATTTCTTGCATATGAAATAATTTAAGTAATGGTGGAATATTAGCTTCATAAAGATAACAATGTGTATTTTGATATATGTAACCGTCTTTAATTAGTTCTCTATTAAAATAACCATATTCATTAGTGGTGTCTTTATAAAACATTTTTTTTGCTTTATTAAATGCACCATTATTAGTGAAACTAATTCGTACAAAATTATGTAATTTATGATCATCAAAACCATATAATTTATGTCTTTTTATTAATTTAGATTCGACTATTGAATCTTCATAATAATTTCCTAATTTCTTCTTAATATGTCCTATAAACTCAGTTTTAGTTGAATCAGTCCAATTATCGCCTACTTTGATATAAAAGAATGGATTAAAATCTTCAACTAAAATTGATGCTGTTTGACCAGAAGAATTAATACCAAACATTTGAATTATAAATTTTTTATTATCTTTATATGGATCAAAATTAGATTTATCAAATTCGGTTTGTTTACTATATCCATCACATATATTAAAATCATAAAGTTTAAATAATTTAATCATTGGTATTTTTTTTGGTACTTCATTAACATCTTCATCTGATGATAACATTTAATATTATTTAATCTTTTATTTTAAAACTTTTTACATAAATATTTTATCAATTTTAAAAAATATTTATGATTTTAAATTATTTTACTTTTTCCACAGTTGATTACTAAATCTTGTTATATAATTTTCTGACTTTGATGGTAAATTTGTAGCTAATTTACACGAAGCTAAATCATTTATTCTGTTGTTTCTTATTTTTTTATTATTATTTCTAATAGTATTTGCATATGCTTGTTTTTTAGTAATATTATAGGTTGAAAAAACATTATTTTGTTTGTTTTTTATATTACTATATTTTTGTGAGCTATATTTATTATTTATAATTTCATTATCACTTTTACATTCCTCGTCAATTTGATATTGATTTATGAATCCTCTACCAATAATAAAATTTTCATCATAAGCTTCTATTGATAATAGTTGTGCAATTTTATTCATACCTATTAATCCTTGTATAGCTTTTCTTGATAAATTGCTACTATTTTTTGTAGGAATTATTATAGAATTTCTATCAGATTGACTGGATGTTCCTCGTTGTAATTCTATAGCTCTCGATAAACTATCTATTGATGGATTATAACATATATCAATATTATTATTTGGATATCTATATTGTATGGGAGTAGACTCATCATATGGATTATAATATGTAAATAAACAATTTATAAATCTAAAATCATTACTATCTATAACTTGTAAATATGTTGTTAAATATATATTATTAAAAAAATCTATACTATCACCACGATGATTAATATTATATTCTAAACTAGCAGATATATCAAATATTATAGAATTATAAAAATTTAAATAATTTATTTTATATTTATTTTCTAGAATATCTAATATAATTTTATTTGATGTTCTAGTATTATAGTCATTAATAATTTCAGTATTTTTAGTAATAAAATTAAAACTTATATCATTATAATTATTATTCCAATATTTAGAAATATTATTACTACTAAGTTCTAAGTTATCACCACTTATAGTATTAGTAATTAAGGCATATGAATTAAATTCATTTTTATAAATATTAGAAATGTCAAATAGCCCTTTTATATTGGTAGTATCATCTTTTTGGTTTTCTTTATTTGTAATTTTATAACATAATATATTAGTATAGTTAAAATTATAATTTTCATTTACTAAATATTTTTCTTCATTATTTGCTAAACTATTTGATATATTTTTAAAATAAATCTTATCTAATTTATTATTATTTAATGTAAAAATCATTTTAGAATCTATATTATGTTTTGTAATTCCTGTTATATTATTACCAAATGATAAATAAATCATATTATCATCTAAGTGTTTATTTATACTATAAAAATTGTTATTTTTATTTATAACATTTGTATTAAAATATAATAAATTTTCATTTAAATAAATTTTACCAGTGTTCTTATTTTGATAACTATAATCTCTAACTAATTTAAAAAAAATATTATTATTATAATTTTCACTAGAATTTAAGTTTAATTTAACTACACATGTATTTTCATGTTGATTATATATTAAAATAGTATCATTTTTATTATAGGTATAATCATTTATGTTTAATATATATACGTTACTAATGTCTTTATCCGGTATATCTTTTATATCGTTAAAATAATATAAATTTTTAAATTTAGAATCATCAGTTATATTATAAGTATTTATTAACGATATATTATTGATAAGACTTGATTTATATGGTACTAACGAATTTGAAAAGTCACTGAATTTAAATCTATAATAGTCACTATTATTACATGGTATATAATAATTATTATATAAAATTAAACTATTTGTATCTACAGAACCATTAGTAAGTAAATTTTCACTAGTATTAGATATATATAATGATTTATCATTTGAAAAGTTAAATTCGGCCAAATTATTAATTAAATTTGTTTTAGATAAACCATTTGTATTTATTGATGTATTATTAGTTTTATTAAAAATAGTTTGTTGCATATTATTTTTAACAATCAATATTCGTGTATTATCTAAATTATTATCATTATTGTTGTGTATAATTTTAATATTTTCAAATAAATTTTTTTGTGATAATAATGTAACGGGAATTGTAATATTTGATGTATTTGATGTTGTACTTACAGGGTTTCTAGTAGATAAAATAATTTTTTTATTTAAATTATTATTAAAAAGAGCTTTTAAAGGGTCTGTAATTAGTTTCCCTGGTATATTTGTTCTAATATCTATAATAGTACCTTTATTTAATTTATTTGGATAAATACAAATGTAATGATTTTTTGAAGGCATTTTATTATTAATTATATATAATCAATAATAAAATGTAATTAGTAATACAATATTAAATATCATTAAAATCATTAAAATACCATTCTCTGGATAAATAACTAGGTTTAGCTTTATTTATATTTAAATTATCAGCCATTTTAAGATTAGGACCATTACTAGTTAGTCTATTAATTTCAAAAGTTCCAATTGCATAATTATAATATTTTAAATTTGATAAATTACCGTAAAATCCATTATTTAAATTAATATTAACATTATCATAATTTTGTTTAGCAACATTAGTTAATTTATGTCTTTTTGATAAAGTACCATTTATATAAACATCTAAAACATTTTGACCAGTTAATCTGATTACTACATGTACCCATTTTTTAATAGGTATACCATCTATATGAACTTCATCATAGTATTTTTTACTATCAAGTGGGTCATCAGTATTATTATATATATTCATGTTTACTAACATACCTATTGTAGGAAAATGTTGATTATGATTATTTATATCCGCAGGAGTAAAAGCACTTGAAAGAGTTTCTTTACTACCTCTATATAGATAAACGCCGGGAGCATTATTAGGACCCACTATACCATATCCAGTGTCTTTATTTATATCTTTAGAACCTTTATTAAATACATGTGAATATCTACTAAGATTATTTACATCTTTAATATACATCCAAAATGAATAAGTAAATTCAATACCATCATATTCATTTTTACTTCTATAAATAGGTACTGAATTTTTTTTAGAATATCGTTGTGGTATTATTAATTGCTGTTGGGCATCTTTCATACCTTTAAGAATATACGGTGATTCCTCAGGTGTTAAAATCCATATTATTATTTTACTAAAAACATAAAATAAAAATGAAAATACCAATATTACTAATAATAAAAAGGTTGCTTTAGCTATTAATGTATTTGAATTTATAAAATCCGACGATGATGATAACATATTTTCGGTACCATATGGAGTTAAATTTAGTAATCCTTTTTTAAGATTTTTTAAATTGTCATTAACTTGTTCCATTATTATTATATTTATATAAATAATTTAATATTGTAAATTTAAATATTAAATTATATAAGTAAATTAAGTTTTATATAGTAAAAGAACCTTTTTCATCGTTGTATTCCATAAAACTTACTTTTAATCCATATTTATTATAGAATGATTTTGAATGGCTAGCATTAATACCTTTTTTGTAAATATCATAAGCTTCTTTAGGTGTAATTCCGTTTGTTTGATATCTAATTCTTGTAATATATCCTTGAAAACCAACATTTGGATCATTGCTTGCATTTTTTTTTAATATATCACCAATTTGTCCTAAATATATATTTTTCTCATCTCCGGAAGAAACATCACCTCTATAAATACCATTCAAAACAAAAGAATTTCTTAATTTACCATCTAAATAAACATCTAAAGTTTTACCATCAACACTTAATGTTAAGCAATTCCATTTTTGTATTGATATATTTTTAACAACATATCTAGTAAAGATATATTTTTCATCATTTGTTGGATTATCATTATAAGTTTCAATGTCTATAAATAAAGTATTATTATATTTATCTAATGATATATGTAAATTTTTATATAAATCTGTTGAACCTGTAGGTTGTTCAAATTTCTGGCTTAATCCTAGTATACTAGTATCCTCAAACTCTTGTATAGCATATGTATCTTTATTAGTTGCAATATAAAGAACATTTTTATTCATAGAAATATTATCTCCCCAATTATCAATGTAAAACCAAACACTTAACATGAAATTACTTGTACTATTTTCATTAATTTCATCATTATATATTATATTTTTATTTCCTGAAAAATATTTACTTAAATCATTTACATTTGCAGTAGTATTAGCTTGTTCATCAGCATTACATAGTATATCATAAATAATATCTGTAATAAAAAGATATCTGCTTAATAAAAATATTATTAATAAAACTAATAATATAATTAACACTAAATTAATTACCTTCATTATTTAATATAAAATAATATAATATTTTTATTTAAAATATAGATTTCTTTAAAATATAGATTTCTTTAAATAATTATATCATTTATAGTATTTTCTAAAATTTTTAATTTAATTTTTTCAGACCATTTAATGAAAGAAATATCTATCATATCTTTAAAATGTAAAATAGCTTCTTCAATTATTAGAATATCGTTTGTGTATATTGCATAAATAATTTGATTGATAAATTCATTTTCAAATTCGTTAATTATTATTAGTATTATTTTAAATATTTTTTCTAAATATTATTAAATCAATTTTTATGTAATAATTGAATTAATATAAGTTACAATTATTTTTAAATATCTGATTTTTTATTTAATAATAAATTATTATTATTTTTGAAATGTAAATCATATAAAAATTTGATATCATCAGAAGATCTTGGTGTATTATAATAATATATATTTTTTATACTTCCTTCAATTCCATTATCTTCTCCTATAGTAATTTTTTCTTTTTTATTAAATATTTGTACTTTGTTAATAGATTGAATTAACTTACCGTCCATAAATATATCTATAATGTTATTTTCATAATTTATTACAAAAAAGATCCATTTTTGATATTTGAAATCGGTTATTTCATGAATAGTATCAAATTGTTCAGATTGGTTATATATTGTTTTAGTTTTAAATATTAATTTTCTTTTTTTGCCATCATATAATAATACTGGTTTATTACCATAATTAAATAATTCGGTTTCTTTATTATATGCTAAATTAGTATTAGTATCTTGAGGATTTAAATATAAATAAAAACTTATACTATAATTATATATATTATCACTTAAATTATATTTATTATGATATCCAATATCAGTTTGTATTTTATATTTATCCATATCTAATATTTTATATTTTTTATTTCCTTTTTTAATAAAATCTTGGTATTTTCCAATAGTTATTTTTTCATCTAGATATACAGGTCCTTTTAATAATCGATGTTTATTATTATTTACAATTAAATCAAATATAATGGGTAATCCTATAAATAGTATTATTGAAATTATTAATATTATTAATAATAAATAAACAGAGCTAGGAGTCATTTTAATATCATTATGAATATCCTCAGATATTATAACTAGTAAACAGGGTAAAAACAATATAAAATTTTTAATAAAACAAAATATCTTAATAAAAATACTTTTTTCTTTTTCGCAATTTTTAAGTATTGTTTTTGTAAAATAAATTATAACTGCCAAAATTATAATAATTGTAATAACTAATAAAATTATTTTTGTAAAAGAATATAAAGTATTATATTTTTTATAATAATAAAAAAATAGTAAAAGTATTGTAATAATAAAAAAAATACTAATTATTATTATTCCTGAATATCTAAATATATTTAAAATAGGTATTTTTAGTGTTGTATTTATATTATTGTAATTTAATGATGTTTTATTAGAGTCATCCACATTTATTAATTTATAATTATTATCAGTTAAAAGATTGAAATTTGTTTTATTTTCAGCATAATGTATTTTACTATAACCTTGATTAAATCTATATATTAAAGTATAAAATATAATTAAAAATATTGTTAAAATTGTAAGTAAAAATAGTATACCATATTTATCTGATAAAATTTTTTGAATAAAATTTTTATTTTTTAAAGTTTTTAAATTATTAATATAAATATATATTAATATATAAGAAATAACAATAATACTACCAATATAGTGTATATAATATTCACTATTAAAAATATTATTGAATGCTTTATATTTTATTTTGTCTATTGTATTTACTAACCTAGTTCTAGCATCATAATCTATTAAATACTTTGTATAGATCGTTACTATCAATTTTAGAATTTTATTAAAATCACTATATTTTTTTAAAGTAGCACATATAAATTCATATAATTTTGTTAGAGGATCCATGATATATTATAAATATATTATAAAATATATAATTTATATATTTTTATAAATTTTCTAAAGCTGTTTTTTTTCCATGACAATCTCTGCATAAAGCTTCTAAGTTATCAATATCATTTGAGCCGCCATATTCTAATTTTGTAACATGATCAACTTCATACCAAGCGGGTAATTGTTTATTACAATGTGCACATTTCCAATTTTGCGAAGAAGCAACAAATTTTTTCTTAGTTTCACTAACAGAGCGTTTGTTAGATTTAGAAACATTTAAAATTTTTTTTTGTTGTAATGTTAAATTATTATATGGATTATAATTGATATTATTTGGAATATGATTACTATTAATTGAACTGCTAATAGATTTACCTGTAAAATCTATAATAGGAGCTAATATGGATGTTGTTTGTTTATCTATTGGTAAATATTTAATATATCCATTAGCATTTGCAAAAAATTCTTTTCTATTATGAGGTGATTTTTTTAAATAAATATATAAACATAGACCCAGAAATCCAATAAAAATCATTTTATAATATTTATTATAATATTTTATTTTAGCTAATATTTTACCATCAAAATATATATTAGCTATAAAAATAATAACAATAGATCCTATAAATAATTCTAATTTCATAATTTTATAGTATTAAAATATTATAAAATTATGATGTTTCTATTTATTATTAAAATGTAGGTAAATTATAATTATAATTAATAAAATAATAACACTTGTAAAAATATATTTGTGTTTATTTTTTTTTTCTTCTTTTTTTTTTATAGTTTTTGATTTATAATTTTCATAAAATGTATCCATAGCTTGATAATAACTTATTTCTTTTTTTCCTAAAAAAACATTTATTTTATTATGAATAAACCATACCCATTTAATGAAACTTTCTTTAGATGATAAATAAGATTGTGGTGGATAGTTATCTAAAAATTTAGAAAAGATATTACCAAAATTTTCGTTAGGTATAAAAATAGGAAAATTCATTATTAAATCATAATATTTTCTTTTAATAGTTTCATTAGGGTTATTTGGATAACTTATTGCAATTGTATATAAAAAATTCCAATATAAAGGCCCCCAAATATTTTCATCTAAATATGTTGTCATGTTTATTTATAAAAATATTTTATAGTATTTAATAAAACATATTTATAAAAAATATATGACCAAGTATAGATAAAAGTATATAAAAACATATATTAAAATAATATAGATATGCCTGATAATATAAAAAAAAATAATACATTTTGTAACAACTGTGGTAAAATTGGACATTTATTTCATCAATGTAAAATACCTATAACATCTATAGGTGTAATAGCTATTAGAATAAATAATAATGACACAGAAATATTGATGATAAGAAGAAAAGATAGTTTATCATTTGTAGATTTTATGAGAGGTAAATATAATTTAGAAAATAAACTTTATATATTAAATTTGTTTGAAAAAATGACAGTAAATGAGAGAAATTTTATAATGAATAATGAGTTTGATTTATTATGGAATTATTTATGGGGATCAAATATTACAAATCAATATAAGAATGAAGAAAAAACATCTAAGTATAAATTTAGACAATTAAGAAATGGAATAAAATTAAAAGATGAAACTTATAATTTAGTAGATATAATAAATTTATGTAAAGAAAATTATAATGAACCAGAGTGGGGTTTACCAAAAGGAAGGAGAAATTATCAAGAAAGAGATATAATATGTGGTATGAGAGAATTTGAAGAAGAAACAGGATATAGTAAAAATGATTTAATTAATATAACCAATGTAATGCCTTTAGAAGAGATTTTTACTGGTTCTAATTATAAATCTTATAAACATAAATATTTTTTAGGATATTTAAATAATAATTCTGAACCAAAAAAAGATTTTCAATTATTTGAAATTAGTAAAATTGAATGGGTAAATATAGATGATGCTGTAAATTATATTAGAAGTTATAATTATGAAAAGAAAAATATATTAATTGAATTAAATAATATTTTAAAAACATATAAACTATATATTTAATATATAATGAGTAGTAAAGAATTAATTAGTCAAAAAAAAAAGAATGAAGAATCTAATATTGAATCGGAAGGTGAATCGGAAGGTAAATCGGAAATTAAATCGGAAGGTGAATTGGAAGTTGAATCGGAAGTTAAATCGGAAGATGAATCGGAAACTGAATCAGATGTAGAATTAGACGTTGACCCAGATGCAGAATCAGATGTAGAATTAGACGTTGAACCAGATGCAGAATTAGATGTTGAAGAAAAATCAAATATTAAATTAGGTGAAAAAAATAAATTAAAAAATAATATAGAATTACATAATTTATTTAAATACAATATAAATAATTTGAATTTAGATAAGGAAATTTTGAAATTAAATGAAGATAAATTAAATACAAAAAAGGATGCTCAATATTTTTTAAATGCTGTTGAATTGCTTAATCAGAAATTATTAAATGAAAGTTCTAATAAAATAGTAGATAATAAAAAAGAATATAATCTAGATTATTTATATCCACAATTGGATGATAATTATTTTAATTTTAAAATTTCAAAAAAAAAAGAGTTTAGCGAAAATAAATATAATATTAACATGAATGAAAGTATAGAAGAAGAAGCTAATAAATTATGTAATAGTAATTTTGATTTGTCACCACATCAAAAATTTATAAAAAATTTTTTATCCGAATATACACCATATAATGGAATTTTATTATATCATGGATTAGGAACAGGTAAAACATGTTCAGCAATAGGAATAGCAGAAGAAACAAGGATATTTATGAAAGAAAATTCAATTGATAAAAAAATATTAATAGTTGCGTCTCCAAATGTTCAATTAAATTTTAAATTACAATTATTTGATGAAACAAAATTAAAATATGAAAATAATAGATGGGTAATAAATAATTGTGCGGGACAAAATATATTAGATGAAATAAATTCATTTAAATCAAATATATCGAAAAATAAAGTTATAAAATTAGTAGAAAATATAATTAATACTTCGTATTCATTTATAGGATATATTGAATTTGCAAATCTAATAAATAAATATTCAAATATTAATAATATATTAAAAGATAATAAAGAGATTTCAAAAAAAAAGCAAAAGTTATTAATAAAAAATAAATTAGAAAATTTTTTTGGAAATAGATTAATAATAATAGATGAAATACATAATATACGAGAAACGAAGGATAATTCTAATAAATTAGTAGCAAAGGGATTATTTAATTTGGTTAAAAATGTTACTACAATGAAGCTGGTTTTATTATCAGCAACACCAATGTTTAATGATTATAAAGAAATAATATTTTTAATAAATATTTTAAATGCAAATGATAATCGTAGTATGATAGAATTTAATGATGTTTTTAATCCAGATGGTAGTTTTAAAAAAAATAATAATGGCGACGATGTAGGGAAAAATTTACTAATAAGAAAATTAAATGGATATGTTAGTTATGTTAAAGGCGATAATCCATATACATTTCCATATAGAATATTACCTCAACAATTTGATTTAAATAATAGTATAAAGAATCCTAATTTTATATATCCAATTTATAATATAACTAATAAAAATAGATTAGAAGAAGGTAACATAATTAATTTATTTGATATTTATTTATCTAAAATAAGTGATTATCAAGAAAAAGTTTATAATTATATAATAAATAAACTTGAAATTAAAGATGATAATGCTTTTAATTCTGATTCATATAAATATACAACATTAATGAAACCATTAGAAGCATTAAATATGGTATATCCTAATGATATAATAGATAGAGAAGATTTGGATACTATAAATACTTTAAATATTAATCCTAGTGATTTAGTTGGTAAATCAGGATTATCTAAAATAATGTCTTACGAGCAAGATTTTAAATTAGGATATAGATACAATTATAAATTTAAAAATCCTACAATGGATAATATTTTTAGAAGAGATAATTTAAAAAAATATAGTTCTAAAATATCTAGTATAATTGATTCAATTGAAAATTCAAATGGTCCCATTATAATTTATTCTCAATATATTGATGGAGGTTTAATTCCAATGGCATTAGCATTAGAAGCATATGGATTTAAACGCTATGGTGATAGTAGATCTTTATTTCAAGATCCTGGAACAGAGGAATTAGATATTTATTCATATAAAACAAAGAGTGAAGCACTTAAAACTAGTAATAATTTTAGATGTGCTAAATATATTATGATAACAGGTGATAAAATTTTATCACCTAATAAACAAGAAGAATTAAAATCATGTAATGATTCAAATAATATAAATGGTGAAAATATAAAAGTTATATTAATATCTAGTGCAGGAAGTGAAGGTTTAGATTTTAAATTTATTAGACAAATACATATTTTAGAACCTTGGTATAATATAAATAGAATAGAACAGATAATAGGTAGAGGAGTAAGAACTTGTAGTCATAAAGATATAAATTTATCACAAAGAAATGTTCAAATATTTATGTATGGATCTATATTAAGTAATCCTAATATTGAAACAGTTGATTTATTAATATATAGAAAAGCTGAAGCAAAAGCTAAATTAATAGGTAATATAAGTAAAATCTTAAAAGAAGTTAGTATTGATTGTTATCTAAATCATGATTTAAATTTATTTAATGAAGATAAATTTTCAAAATTAATTAATAATGAATTAGAATTAAAATTATCAAATAACAAAATAATTAAATATAAAGTTGGTGATAAACCATACTCTTCATTATGTGATTATATGGAATCATGTGATTACAAATGTTATCCCAATATAGATGAAATTGATAATGATGAAGAAGATAATTTAAAAACATTTAATGATATTCATTTACAGACATTTAATAGTAAAATTATTAAAATTATAAAGGATCTTTTTTTGGAAAAATATTTTTATAGTAAATTTGAATTAATTAATTTAATTAATTTAAAAGATAATTTTTCATTATTAACAATTAATAATGTTCTTCATGAATTGGTAAATAATGAAATACAAACCCTATATGATAAATATGGTACGCTTGGTAGAATAGTTAATATAGATGATTTATATATATATCAACCATTAAATTTAGATAATCAATTTACTTCAATATTTAATAGAAGTACAAATAATATTGATATTGTTGATTCTATAGCATATGAACTTCCTGATCTAGAAAAAAAACCAATGAATAAAAATAAACAAGAAAATGTATTCATGGATGGTCAAAAAATATTAGAAGATTTTTGTTTTCATTATACTAAAATTAATTCTAACACTGATTTAAATTATTTTACTAAATTAGAAAATAGTAAATATAATTTATTATCTTATGTAATAACCTTTAATAATAATAATAATAATATATTTGATTTAGATCCTATAATTTTAAAAGAAATAATAATAAATATTTTATTGGATAATTTAGATTTACAGTCATATAAGAATTTATTTAATTATATTTATAATACTTATAATGAATATCATGCTAATACTATATCAGAATATAATGAACAATCAGATTATAATTGTAAAGAAATTGTTATGTATATAAAAAAAATTATAGATAAAAATGTTATACAAATTATTCATAATGACAAAACTATAAAGGCTATTATCTTACCATTTAAAAGTGAATTTGAAGATTATACTTTATATATTATAGAAAATATTAATAGAAATATTAATTTAAAAAAAGGAGAAAAAATGGATTATAATAAATTTATTGATACAATTAAATCTCAATATATAATTGACGAATCAAAATATGCAGATACTTATGCATTTATTAATATTAATGAAAAATCAGAATTTTATAATTTTAAAATAATTTATAAAATATTTGAAAAAGATGACTATAAATATTCTAATGGGAGAGTTTGTCAAAATTTTCATACTATTAAAGATAAATATCAATCATTTATGAACAAATTAATGGATAAAAAATTATATGATGAATTAATAAATAAAAAATTAGGAAAATATTTATGTGTAATAGCTGAAATATATTTTAGATATTACGATATCATAAATCGTGAAGATAAAAAATGGTTTCTTACTATGAATCATTTTATTATTAATAAATTAAAAAAATAATATTAATATATTTTAAAATTTAAAATTTAAAATTTAAAATATAAAATATAAAATTGAATAAATTAAAGATATAATTATATATTAATATTACAATGAGTATTAATAAAATTTATACTAAAGTATTATTGACAGATAAAATTACAATTCTATTTAATTTAGTTAACTCTAACATTTTTTATACTTTAGAAAATATGATTAAAAAAAAAGTAGAGGGTATTTGTATATGTGAGGGTTTTGTTAAACCTGGGTCAGTTAAATTAGTTACATATTCATCGGGTGAACTTTATACTAATTATGCAATATATGATATTACATATGAATGTTTAGTTGCAAATACTGTAGAATCTATGAATATAGATTGTATTGTTAAATCTATTACTAAAGTTGGATTTAGAGCAGAAATTAATGAATCAGTCAGTCCATTAGTAATCTTTATTGCTCGTGATCATCATTTTGATAATGAATTATTTTCTAAAATAAAAGAAAATGATAGTATTAAAGTAAAAGTAATAGGACAAAGATATGAATTAAATAATAAATTTATTTCAGTTATTGCAGAACTAGTAGATATTAATAAATATAAAAATTCTAAGTTAGAATTAGAAACTATACAATAAATTTATAATTATTTATAAATAAATATAAAAAATTTTATATATATTTAATTAATATGGTAAATGATATTATAAATGATATTAGTACAAATTTAGAATTTAATTCAGATATATATCATGATGAATTAGATAAATTAAGAAAAAAAATAGAAAATTTGTCAAATGAACATCAAATTGAAATTGCAAAGATTTTTAAAAAAAATAATATAAAATTAACAGAAAATAATAATGGAATCTTTATTAAATTAAATAATATACCAACTATAGTTATATATCAAATAAAAAAATATTTATTATTTATTAACAATCAAGAAAATTTAATTAATATAGACGAAAATAAAAAAGAAATTTTAGAAAATAAATTTTTTAATTAATCTTAAATTTTTATATATTTTTAAACTATTTAAAGATAATATATTTTATTATATTAGATAATATTTAAATAAATGTATACTTTAAATATTAATCAAAAAATAAATATTTATAATATTCAATGTTATATGTTAAATGAATTAAATAAAAATGATCTTAATAATATTATTACTCCTATTAGTAATAATACTAATAATATTAAACAATTTATACCAAAAAATTCTATTTATACTAATTATAATAAATTAAAATCAAAATATTATGAAAATTTAGATAATAAAAAAAATTTCTCTGATAAATTATTTTGGTTATTTTATAAAATATATAATAATTATTCTCATGATGATCTTAATTACATTAATATTTTTACTACTGAAAAAGAATTTAAATTAACAATTATTAATAAAATTAATTTAAATAAAGATTTATTAAAAAGTTATAAAATTCAAAAAAATTCTATTATTTCAGAATTAACTAATGAAAAAACTATATCACTTACTACTTTAAAAGCATTATGTATATTATATAATATTAATCTTCTTATTATTAAAGATAATAATACTTATTCACGATTTACAAAAAATAATTCGGAAAATACCATTGATAATTTAGATAAATATCATATTATTAAACTTATATATAATAACCAATCTTCTATTAATAATAATTATAAAATTGAAGTTAATATTGATATAGATGAAATTAAAAATTCTTTATATAATTTTTTTTATGTTAATAATTTGGAAAAACCATTAAAATCTATTAGTTCTTATAAATTACCAGAAATTATTGAAATTGCTAATAAACTTAATATATCTATTATTAATTCTAATAATAAAAAAAAAACTAAAATTCAAATTTATTCTGATTGTTTAAAAAAATTATCATAATTTTTTTAAAATTGATTTATTATTTATTTTATAGAATATTAAATATATAATAAATAAATATATATATTTATGTCTAAACTACCTGATTCTAAACAAATTTTATCTACTAAACAATTTAAAACTGTTATTGAATCTAGTGATGATAGTCAAAATACTAAAAATATAAAGAGACTTATTAATCTGTATTTAGCTAATATGAACAAATTATCTGATAATATGATACCCGAATTAGAAGTTAGATTCGGAACTAAAAAAATTCAATCATTGACTAAAATCGATTTTTATAATGTTATTAATGTTCTTTTACATTATAACTTTAAGTCTGTTAATGAAAATTATATTCTTAAAGTTATTTCTGATAACGATTACTCTCAAATTAGAACACAAATTAATGGACTACCTAACATACAACATTATTGTAAATATAATAATATTAATAATATACTTGATTCAACTAATTTACAATTTATTGAAAAGAATTATTTTATTGATAATCAAAATAAAATTTATCCATTAGATATTGATGATTTTAACTTTAGACTTTCATATCAAATTGAAAAATATTATCAAATTAATGACTCTATTATTCAAGATATGTTAAATAAATGGACTTCCACTAAAAAAATTTTTAGATATATAAAGCGTTATGAATTTATTAATCCTGATTATCCATTTCTTATACATTGTAGTATTGTTAAAACATCTAGAATGAATAATGGTAAATTTATTCCACAATTTAATATTAAAGATTCTAAAGTTTTTGATTCTATTGAACACTATGAAATTGAAATCGAATTTAATAATCCTATTATTGGTATTAATACACAATATGATACCGGAATTAAACTTTATAAATCTTTAAAACAAGTTATTAAATATATTTTAATCGGTATACAACAATCCAATTTCCCTATTACAATTAGCCAACAAAAATCAGTTATTAATAATTATCTTAAAATTATTAAAAATAATGAATATGATCCCGATAAAAAAATTTTAACTAGTGATTTTATTGGTCCTTCATCTTTAACATTGCAAATGATTAATTTAATTAATACAAAAGATATTAATGATACTAATAAAAATATTCCTAATATTCGTACTAATTATACTGTTACTGATAAAGCTGACGGACTTCGAAAATTACTATTTATTAATGATGATGGTAAAATTTATTTAATTAATACTTTAATGAATATTGAATTTACCGGTTCTTTTACTAATAATAAAGATATCTTTAATACTATTATTGATGGCGAACATATATTACATAATAGAAAAGGCGAATTTATTAATTTATTTGCTTCATTTGACGTTTATTATATTAATAATAAAAATGTTACCACATTACCATTCATTAATATTGATAAACAAACTTCTGATAGTAAAAAAGATGATTCTAGATTAGTTATTTTAAAATCAATTATTAAAATTTTAGATAAAACTATCTCTTCTATTATTCCCTCATCTAAATCCTCTATTATTATTACCAATAAAAAATTCTATGCTAATAATGTATTTATTGCTTCTAACATTATACTTAATAATGATAAAGAAGGATTAATTGAATATCCTATTGATGGGTTGATATTTACACCCACCAATACTGCTGTTGCTTCTAATAAACCTGGTATTATAGCACCTAATTTTAAAACAACTTGGAAAGAATCATTTAAATGGAAACCCCCCGAATTTAATACTATTGATTTCTTAGTTAAAATTCAAAAAAATGATTTCGGATCTTATAAAGTATCATATATACATAATCAAGGTACTAATTTAACTACCAAAAATAATTATGTTAAATATTATACTTTAATTTTACATGTTGGTTTTGATGAAAAAAAACATGGTTATATTAACCCTTGTAATGATATTATTAATGATAATATTAGTAAAAAATCTGATTATAAATATAACAATTATAAACCTGCTCGTTTTTATCCCACCAACCCATCCGATGAAAATGCTGCTATTTGTAATATTATTGGTATATCTGATGATTCCGATAATTTAAAAATTTATACATTAGAAGGAGAAGAAATTGAAGATAATATTATAGTTGAATTTAAATATGATACTACTAAAGATCAATTTTGGAAATGGATTCCTCTTAGAGTACGATATGATAAAACATCCGAATTAAGAAATGGTGGCAAAAATTTTGGTAATGCTTATCATGTCGCTAATTCTAATTGGCAATCTATACATAATCCTATCACTGATAAAATTATTACTACTGGAGATAATGTTCAATTACAGAATTCTCATGATGATGTTTATTATAATAAAGTTAATTCTAAATCTGAAACTCGTGCCTTAAGAGATTTTCATAATTTATATGTTAAAAATACATTAATAGAAAATATTTCAACTAAAGGTACCACTTTAATTGATTATGCATGTGGTAAAGCTGGCGATTTACCCAAATGGATTAATTCTAATTTAACCTTTGTTTTAGGAATAGACTTAAATAAAGATAATATTGAAAATAGATTAGATGGTGCTTGTGCTAGATATTTAAATTATTATAAAAAATATGATTCTATACCCAATGCTTTATTTATTAATGGTAATAGTTCACTTAATATCAAATCTGGTGAAGCATTTAATAATGATAAAAATAAACAAATTATTAAAGCTGTATTCGGTGAAGGTAATAAAAGTGAAATACTTTTAGGTAAAAGAGTATATAATAATTTTGGCATATGTAAAGACGGCTTTAATATCTCTTCTATACAATTTGCTTTACATTATATGTTTGAAAATGAAACTATATTACATCAGTTTCTTAAAAATATTTCTCAATGTACTGCTTTAGATGGTTATTTAATAGGTACTTGTTATGATGGACATAATGTTTTTAAATTATTAAATGATGTTACTATTAACAAATCTATTACTTTATTTAAAAATGATAATAAAATTTGGGAAATTACTAAAAAATATAGTTATACTCAATTTAATGATGACGAAACATGTATTGGATATGCAATCGACGTATTCCAAGAAAGTATAAATAAAACATTTAGAGAATATTTAGTTAATTTTAATTATTTAAAACGATTATTAGAAAATTATGGATTTGTACCATTATCTGATAATGAATTAAAATCCTTTAATTTTAATAATTCTATTGGTGATTTTAATGAATTATATAAAAAATTGCAATCTAATTGTACTATGGATAAAACATTTGTCAATAAAATAGGTAATGCTTTAAATATGTCCGAACAAGAAAAACAAATATCCTTTTTAAATAAATATTTTATATTTAAAAAAGTTAGAAATATTAATTCTGATGAAGTTTTAGATTCTACTGATAAACAGACAAATATTACTGAAGATTTTAATAAAATTGATCAAACACTTCTAAATATACAAAAAGATTCTATTCTTCAAAAACAACAAGAAACTTTAGATACATTGAAAAATAAAATATCTATTGAGCAAAAATTAAAAAATGTTGAACAAAAAAAAATACAAAAAGAATTAGATAAACAAAAACTTAAACAAGAAAAAGAATTAGAAAAACAAAAACTTAAACAAGAAAAAGAATTAGAAAAACAAAAACTTAAACAAGTAAAAGAATTAGAAAAACAAAAACTTAAAGAACAAAAACAATTAGAAAAAAAAAATAAAAAATCCCAACAAACTACTATTATTTAATAATTTTATATTGTTTTAATAATTAATTTATTTATATTTATTTAATTATTAAAACAATCTAAAATTATTATCTTAATTATTATAGTTAATTTTAATTTATATTATTATGGCATATATTAATATACCATCTTTGAATTATGTTGATTTAAATTTTAATATTGTTTATAAAAATAATTATCAATCTGAAGAAAATATTTTTATGTCTAATTCACTACATCATTACTTAACTAATATTAAAAAACAAATAGATATATATACTACATATTGGGATTATTATAAAAAAATTACTAACCCATATGAATTTATACATACACAAGTTCCTAATATTAAACAATCTATATGTAAATATAAACCTTTATCTAGATCTTTTTTTAAAATGATAGAAATTATTAATATTTTTTCTTTTTTAAATGAAAAAAATCCTATTAAAGCTTTTCATTTGGCTGAAGGACCCGGTGGTTTTATTGAAGCTTTTAATTATAAACGCGACAATGATAATGACAAATTTTATGGTATGACATTAATATCTGATGATGTTAATATTCCTTCTTGGAAAAAAAGTTCTAATTTTGTTAATAATAATAAAAAAATAATTATTGAATATGCTGACTCTAAAACCGGTGATCTTTTTTTAAAACAAAATTTACTTTATTGTTATAATAAATATTCTAATTCGATGGATTATATTACTGCTGATGGAGGTTTCGATTTTTCTACAGATTTTAATAAACAAGAAGATATATCTACTAAATTAATAATTGCACAAATTTTTTTTGCTATTATAATGCAAAAAAAAAATGGTAATTTTATACTTAAAATATTTGATATTTTTAAAATAAAAACTGTCGAAATTATTTTTTTGTTAACTAATTTATATGATTATGTCTATATTTATAAACCATATACTAGCAGAATAGCTAATTCTGAAAAATATATTGTCTGTAAAAATTATAAATTCAATAATATTAATATTAATAATATTATTATTGATAATTTTGATCAAATTATTAACAATATTGATAATATTTATTCATTATTTAATATTTCTATGCCCAAATTCTTTTTAAAAAAATTAGAAGAAATTAATGCTATATATGGACAACAACAAATTGAAAATATTAATACTACACTTAATATTATTAGAGAATATATTAATATTAAATATAATAATTATAATTATGATATTCATAGTCATAATGACAACGATAGTTATACTCATAATGACAATGATAGTCATCATATTTTTCAAAATTTTTCTAACATTTTAGACGTTTCTAATTCATTTATATATAATAAAAATCATATTGTTTCATATGATACTGAAAATAAATATATACATAATGATAATAATACTTATCACGATGATAATGATAATGATAATGATAATGATAATGATAATTATGATAATGATAATTATGATAATGATAATGATGATAATACTAATACTAATAATAATGATAATATATCTTACGATTTTATATTAGATAATTTAAATTTTATTAATATTCAAAATAGCGTAGATACATATAAAAAAAATGATATTAAATTAAATATGGATAAATATAAATCTTATTGCAATAAAATATCATTATTATATGATAAATTTAATAATAAAATTAATATTTTGAAAAATATTAATATTCAAAAAAGCATTACTTGGTGTAACAAATATAATTTTTCTATTAATAAAAATTTTTTAAATAATTAAATAAATTTTTAATTTTATTTTAATATTCTAATATTTGATTTCTTTTTTGTTTTACAATCACATTTATCTAGTGATAAATTTTCTTTTTTATTATAATCTGTCATTGCTATTTTACATCTTTTTGAATCTAAATCCTGTGCACAATATCTAATTGTTGCTATTCTATTTGAACTTGATACTGCACCTTGCGTGTGATATTTTTTATTTGATGGTTCATAAATTATTTTACAATTATTTTCAATACAATTTATATTATTTGAACCATTTAACGGTAAATTTTGATTAAATGTTTTACATTTCTTTTTTAGTAATTCTTTATGTGTTGTACTATATTTATTCTCTATTTTTACTGAATGTCCTAATGATGGTTTTATTATATTACAATTTTTATTACAATTATTACTATTATTTGTATTTAATATATTTATATTTCCTTTTTGTAATATATTTAAATTTTCACAATTATTTGAATTTAAATATTTACTTATTATTATTGATCCTGGTTTATCTAAATTACCTATATATGATTGTTTACTAATACCACTTTTATTTGAATCTAAATCTATATATTGTTTCCTATAATGTTTTATTGGGTTTGCTTTAAAACAATTACTACCACTTTCAGCTGGATTATTATCACTCGTTGGAATATCATTTTTTACATTTTTTGATACTATTATTTTTTTATTATCTTCTAATCCTTTCCATTTAACAATAGCTTCTGATTCTGAATTATAATAATATGCTCTATTATTATTTTCACCTTTACTATATAATTTCATTATATAATATATTATATATAATATATTATATAATAAAAATGAATATATTTAAAAAAATATATAACTTTATTTATAATAATTTTTTATTTTTTATAATTACTTTTTTTATAATTTATTTTATTTATTATTATTTTTCATTTAAAATTATAGAACCATTATCAAAAGATGACGATAAAGAAGCATCTGATGAAGCTGAAAAACGTTATACTATTATAGAAAATTTGTAATTTTATTTTTATATTATCAATCTTACTATTAAATAATATTTAGTAAATATTATTTATAATATTAATATTATATAATATTAATATTATGACTGATAAATCTATTGATGAAAGATGTGTTACTGAAAGTTATTCAGGTATATCTCATGATTATCGTAAATGTACGAACGAGTATGATGATGTCCTCGATGGTGGTCTTATGAATAGTGCGGGTAGTATGAACGCTGATGGACCTAAAGCTGTATTCTCTGGTATGCTTACTTTTGCTACTGCTTTTACTGGTAATCCTGCCGGTTCTATAAAAAGCAGATGTAAAGGTATTTTAGGTAATAAATATTTTATTAAACAACCTGCTAAATGCAGTAATAACAGATATTCAAATGAATATATTCATAAATGGATTAATAATGTACAAACATATAATCCTTTTACTGGTCAAACATCAAAAACCCCTTTAGGTCTAATACCTTCTGTTATTGGTTCTATCGCATCTGTTAAACCTTCAGCTTTATTAGATGCAATTACTAATTCACCTAGTCAACCATGTATTAAAGTTGATTTACCTTGCCATGTTATATATTTTAAAAAAGAAAAAGATGAATTTACTGCAAATTTATCTGGTCCAGATGATGCCTCGTTGGATGTTACAAATGAATCTCCTTCTAAAACAATTACATTAGAACAATTTGATCGAATATTAATATATGGTGGTCATGGTTGGAATGAAGCTAAAAAACAAGAATATATTGCTCTTAGAGATGAAATTTTAAAAGAAGAAGAAGCTAGAAAAGAATCATTTACAAATATTAACAATAATGATAGTATTTATCAATCTATATATAAATATTTAGAATCTAATAAAGAATTACTTAATTTTCATTATGATGAAAATACTATAAAAAAAAATAATATTAATTCATTTAATAACGAAATAATATTCGATATATATTATATTACATTATTTGCATTTTTAATTTTTTTAATTCTTAAAATTAGCAATAAAAAATTAATTTAATTGTTATAATAATTATAAAGCATATTATTGTTATTTTTGTTATTTATTTCACCTGATAATATTGAATTTTCATATAATTTTCTAAATACATCCGGTGGAGCATTACTCCCTACTTTTATTAGATTTTTTTGTATTAAAAAATCTTTTATTTCATTTAATGGTTTACTTTTTAGTTTTCTAATTTCATTTCTTATATTTTTTTGTGTCTCTTTATTTTTAATTAATATAGAAATTTTTCTTGTATCTTTATTTTTACCCAGTTTATATATTTTTTTTCTACTAATTCTATTTATTTTTGGAATATTTTTTAATTTTAATATATCCTCTTTATCATGCTTATCATCTATATTATTATTTATATCACATACATAATCATTATCATCATTATTATTACTAATATTATTCACTGTTTCTATTAAATCAGTTTTTATTGTATCTATTGACTCTCTATTTATACTATCTATTGTCTCTTTTTTTATAGTATCTATAATTTCAGTTTTTATATCTACTATATCTGGTTTTTGTTCTACTATATCTGATTTTAGTTCTATTGTCTCTGGTTTTAGTTCTATTGTCTCTGGTTTTAGTTCTATTGTCTCTGGTTTTAATTCTATTGTCTCTGGTTTTACTTCTATTGTCTCTAGTTTTAGTTCTCTATTACTATTTTCTTCATATACATTATTATTTAACATTATTTTTACTTTTGGTTTATTATCATTATTATTTTTTAAAGTTTTGTTTAATTGTCTAAAGGTTGGTTTTATGCCATTTTTTAAGCAACCATAATTATAATTAATATTATCATTATTATTGTTATCATTTATATTTTCTTTTTTCAAATTTTCAGATAAATCTAAATTTATAGTTAAATTACTATTATTTTTTAATGTATTTTTTCTTTTTTTTTCTTTATTTTTTTTAGCTAAATCTTGTAAAAAACTTAAAGAATTATTAAATTCTATATTAAAATTATCGGATTCTAAATTATTTTTATTCAATCCTACATTATTCTCTCTTGATAATTCTTGTTCTTTATTTTTTTGGTAATCTTTTACTTTTTTCATTAATTCTTTTTTTATTTTATTTGCATTTGATGAATTTTCTATATCTAATTCTGGTTTACATTTAATTTTGTTTGTTCTATTTTTTTTATTATTTTTTATTTTACTGTTTAATTTAAATAATTCTGGATTTATTTTTAATGTTCTATTATTTCCAGTCATATAATTTATAATATTTTATTTATTAATAATTTTATACTCATTAATAAATAATTTAAATATATATATATTATTATATGTAATTTTTTCTTTATATATCGCTATAAGCGAACTCGACATACTTCTCTATGATGAGGTTTCATCCAATTCCAATAGGGATTAGACACGTTTCGGATTCACGTACGGATTTAATATTATCATAAGGTAGATTTTTGTATCTCAATCTACGATAATATTATGCGTTTTTTTAAAATTCTTTATAATATCTATAACGTTCTTTACAGTACGATTAGGTATCATCAATGAACTACTTTTAACATTCCATTTGTTCTTTAATATACTATTTTCACGTATTAATATACTATTTGCACTTTGTAATTTTTTTTTTATACTTTCTAATTGCATAATGTATCTTACGAGTTCGTCTATTTCTTTGTTTAGTCTTTTTGATCTTGATAGTGCAAATTTCATGCCGCCGGATTGAAGATCTTCATCTTCATTTAGATTATATACATTATCATTTGTTAAATTTAAAGGAATACGGTTAGGGCTTTCGCATTTGATGTCTCTATTGGGGTAGGGTGACTTACAGTTATCATTAAACCACGCCGTGATTTTGGGGCGGTCGTAGGTATACGTGTCTAACAATATGACGGGATCTTCCATCAGCTCAAGTGATATCTGGCATTGCAACTCTTTTTCTAAATCTTTTATTAATTTATGAATCGCCTCATTATCGATAGTGGAGTCGTTATTATCGTCGGATATTGGAGAAGGCAGCTGTTCTGGAGAAGGCAGCCTACTTGATGGTATACGTTGATTCTGGAAGGATGGTGTGGTAGAAAAATATGGGATTGAAGATGGACGTGCACGTGGACTATCTGGACGTGGACGTGGAATATCTGGACGTGGACGTGGAATATCTGGACGTGGAATATCTGGATATCCACTCGGCGCTCCTCCTATAAGTTTTCTAGATTTATTTTTTTTCTTGTTATATTTTTTACTAAATTTATTTCTTTTAATTCTTTTTTTAGCTTTTTTTATAGTATTTTTTTTTACTAAGTTTTTTTTAGCTTTTTTTTTACTTTTAATAACAAAATTCATATATATATATAATTTTAATTGTTTTTTTTAAAATTGTATATATATTGTTTATTTTTGTTTAATAGTGTTATATTCTATAACGCTACTTTTATCTCCTCTCATAAGGTTTAGTGCGGCTGCGAAAATTTGAAAAATTATTTGGATTATTCAAATAGATTAGAATTTCATTTAATTTATTTCTAAATTTCATAATACTCTCACTATAAATATATTCATCTTCAGATAAATCGCTCATTTCATAGAGCTTACTGTCGGATATATTTATTACGGGTTTTTCAAAGAATATATTACGCTGTAATTTCTCTTCATTATAATATTTCTCATTATCTTTATAAGTGAATTCTTTGTATAATCCAGCAATTAATTCTATTAATATTTCTGGAGTTACTTCAATAGATTCAATAAATTCTGTAGTGGAGCATTTATAAAAAAATTCTTTTACTTGATCACTAAGTAACTTCCGCTCTTGTCTTTCCGGTGTATCTTTTATTTTAGATAATAAACCTAAATCAAAAATAGTTTTATAAAAAGTTTTAATAATATTAGTTAAGGTACTAAAAGCTCTAGTATCTATTTTACTATTATCCGGAGTGTTTAAATAGGCCATACCATAAAACGATATCGTAAGAGTAGGATTTGTATATAATATACCTAATTCTGATTCTATATTAGTTTGATCACGAATGCGATCTAAATAGAGCTTGGGATTATATATTATATTAGCATAAATATTATAAAATATTGAAAATAAATCACATAAAATTTTACTTATAGGAGGAATGACGGGTAGAGATTTTACTTTATTGATGTCTTCTAGTTTATTGATTTTTGATATTAGTGAATAGTTTATATAATCTCTTTCATTATGTATTTGTATAATCGTATCATCATTATATGATTTAGATGCTCCTGCTCCTCCTCCTCTTTTAAGTTTTCTAGATTTATTTTTTTTCTTGTTATATTTTTTACTAAATTTATTTCTTTTAATTTTTTTAGCTTTTTTTATAGTATTTTTTTTTACTAATTTTTTTTTAGCTTTTTTTTTACTTTTAATAACAAAATTCATATATATATATATAATTTTAATTGTTTTTTTTAAAATTGAATTAAATATATAAAAAAAACAATTTAAGAATAAAAATAACTAATAATTAGTATGGATGTTGAGTCTGAAAATGAATTAAAAAACAAAGTTAATTCAACAGAAGATGCATGGGTATTAATTGAATCGTATTTTAGAAATCAACATTTAAAACAATTAATTCGTCATCAAATAGAAAGTTATAATTATTTTTGTAATACGCAAATAGAAAACACAATAGAAATGTTTAATCCAGTTCATATATGTTCAGAACATGATTATATAAAAGATTTTAATTTGTATAGATTAGAAATATATATTACATTTGAAAATTTTAATATTCATAGACCACAAGTATATGAAAATAATGGAGCGACTAAAATTATGTTTCCTCAAGAAGCGCGTCTTAGAAATTTTACTTATTCAGGAGCAATGTTAGTAGATTTAAATATAAAATATATAGTTAGAAATGGAGAAAATTATAAAAATACATTAACATATCAAAAAGTATTAAAAAATGTTCATATTGGTAAAATGCCAATTATGTTGCGTTCAAATATTTGTGTACTAGATCAATATAGTCATTTAAATAATAATGAAAATGGTGAATGTAAAATGGATCCAGGTGGTTATTTTATTATTAATGGATCTGAAAAAACTTGTTTAGGACAAGAAAGAGCAGCTGAAAATCAAATATATTGTTATAATATATCTAAAACAAATACTAAATGGGTGTGGAATGCAGAAATGAAATGTATTCCAGATTGGAAATGTATATCTCCGAAGCAAATAAATATTATGACATCATCTAAAAATAATGGATTTGGAAATTCAATTTATTTACAAATTCCAAGATTGAAAAATCCTATACCACTTTTCATTATATTCCGAGCATTCAATGTTATTAGTGATAAAGATATATGTGAAAAAATTCTTCTTAATATAAATGATAAAAAATTAAAACGTATGCTTTATGGGCTAAAAGGTTCTATAGTTGATGCAAATAATTATATAACATATGATTCAGCAATTCGTTATATTACATCTAATGTAATATATACACCATTGAATGTTGATAAAGAAACTGGTTATAAACGAAAAAATGAATTTGCATTAGAAGTAATAAATAATGATATTTTTCCACATTGTAAAACTAATACTGAAAAAATATATATGTTAGGATATATGACAAATATTTTGCTACAAACATCATTTGGATGGATTGAACAATCGGATAGAGATTCATATCTAAATAAACGCATTGATTTAACCGGGAGTTTAATTAACAATCTCCTTCGCAATTATTTAAATAAATTAGTAAAAGATATGCAGAAACAAATAATAAGAGAAATTAATTCAGGTTCTTGGAAACCAAATGAAGATTATGAAAATATTATTAATAATACTAATATTTATAAAATAGTTAAATCCACAACAATTGAAAATGGTATTAAACGTGCACTAGCAACAGGTGATTTTGGGATTAAACAAATAAATAGTAATAAAGTGGGTGTTGCTCAAGTTCTAAATAGACTAACATATATATCTAGTATTAGTCACTTAAGACGTATTAATACTCCTATTGATAAAAGTGGAAAATTAGTACCTCCTAGAAGATTACATAATTCGTCATGGGGATTTCTTTGTCCAGCAGAAACGCCAGAAGGAGCTTCTGTTGGTATTGTTAAAAATTTAAGTTATATGACACATATAACTATTCCTTCTAATTCGTCTGGATTATATGATTATATTTTACCTTTAATTACTAATATAAATGATATAGATAATGATGATAATTTAAAAGATAATTTACATAATAAAGTTAAAATCTTCATAAATGGTTCTTGGGTAGGTATTACTGATAAACCTACTGAACTATATAAAAATCTTAAAGAAAAAAAATATAAAGGTATTATTAATATTTATACTTCTATTATATTTGACTGTAAATTACAACAAATTAAAATTTGTAGTGATGCAGGTAGACTTAGTCGACCTGTATTAAAAGTAAAAAATAATGAACTTATTTATGATAATGAATTAATTAGTAAATTACAAAAATATGACATCAATTGGAATGATTTATTATATTCTGGTTCAATAAATGAATCAATTATTGAATATATAGACTCTTATGAACAAAATAATTCTATGATTGCAATGGAACCAGAACAACTAAAATGTAAAAATTCAGAATATAAATTTAATTATACTCATTGTGAAATTCATCCAAGTACAATTTTTGGTATTCTTGCTTCATGTATTCCTTTTCCGGAAAATAATCAATCACCTAGAAATACTTATCAAAGCGCAATGGGTAAACAAGCTATTGGTATGTATGTTACTAATTTTGATAATAGAATGGATAAAACTGCATATGTATTATCTTATCCTATGAGACCATTAGTTGATACTAGATTAATGAATATTATTCAACTAAATAATATTCCATCTGGTGAACAAGTTATAGTTGCTATTGCTAGTCATACTGGTTATAACCAAGAAGATAGTATATTATTCAATAAAGGTTCTGTTGATCGTGGTTTATTTCTTGCTACTATTTATCATACTGAAAAAGATGAAGATAAAAAAATATATGGTAATGAAGAAATTAGATGTAAACCTGATAAAACTAAAACAAAGAATATGAAATTTGCTAATTATGATAAAATTAATAAACAAGGTATTGTACCTGAAAATACATTAATTGAAGATAGAGATATTATTATTGCTAAAGTTCTTCCTATTAAAGAAAATAAAAATGATTATACTAAAACCATTAAATATATTGATGAAAGTCATGTATATAAAACCAATGAAGAAACTTATGTTGATAAAAATTATATTGAATGTAATGGTGATGGTTATAATTTTTGCAAAGTTCGTCTGAGAAATTATCGTAAACCTGTTATTGGTGATAAATTTTCCAGTCGACATGGACAAAAAGGTACTATTGGTAATATTATACCCGAAGAAGATATGCCTTTTACAGATGATGGAATAAAACCTGATATCATTATTAATCCACATGCTATTCCTAGTCGTATGACTATTGCACAATTAAAAGAAACATTATTAGGAAAAGTATTAATTCAATTGGGACTTTTCGGTGATGGAACCAGTTTTAGTAAATTTAAAGTTGAACATATTACAAAAAAATTACAAAAATTAGGATATGAATCCAGAGGCAATGAAATTATGTATAATCCTCTTACCGGAGAACAAATGTCTAGTAGTATATTTATTGGACCAGCATTTTATCAAAGACTTAAACATATGGTTAAAGATAAACAACATAGTAGATCTATTGGTCCTATGGTAAATTTAACTAGACAACCCGCAGAAGGTCGAGCACGTGATGGTGGTCTTCGTTTTGGTGAAATGGAAAGAGATTGTATGATTTCACATGGAGCTTCTAGATTTACTAAAGGAAGATTATATGACGCCTCTGATAGCTTTAGTGTTCATATATGTAATAGTTGTGGATTAATTGCATCATATAATAAAAATAAACAAATTCATATATGTAATACATGTCATAATAGAACTGATTTTAAATATGTTGAAATTCCTTATGCATGTAAACTAATGTTTCAAGAATTATATACTATGAATATTGCACCCAGAATATTATGTGAATGAATTATATTATTTTAATTATAAATATCATAATTATATTTATTCTTTAGTGTTTCTGTATATTTCTTTATATTGTAATTATTTATTTCCAATATGAATAAATATTTTTTTATATCCATATTTGGTATTTCTAAACTTTTTAATTCGTTTAAATAACTTATATGACTGTCTATATTAAAACCTTCATCGTCTGGCATTTTACCTCCTAAACCTCTACTTGTTTTACCTTTTTTTTTTATTCTTACATTTGGACTAAAAAACTTGTTGATATTTAGTGAACTATCTTCTGATATAATATTTAATATATTTTCATTTATTTCACTCTCTCTTGGATCCAATTTATTTAAATCTATAGTTGGAAAATAATATTTTAATTTTGATAAGTTAAATTTAGACATATAATATTATTTATAATAAATAATATTATAATATTTTTTTATTTAATCATTTAAGAACGTATTTTTTTTAATGCTGATTGACTTTGATTATTTTCAGCTCCACCATAACTTCTATCATTATATGTTTTATTTATAGCATTTAATTTTTTAAATCTTGTATAGTCTGAACCATCATAAACATATTTTGGATTTCCACTATAACTTGCATTACCTTTTCTATTTACACCATCGCTATTTACATTTAATCTTGATAAATTATTTCCATTTACTAGATTCGCTTCTAATCCGTATTTTGAATCTGTTGCTCCTTGTGATAATGTAGTTACATCTCCTCCATTAATTGATGTTCTAAAAGGTCCTAATACATTTTTATTATAAAGTGCTGGCGAAGATCCTAAACCAGCATTGTATAAATTACCGAATGCTTTTATTAATTGTTTTCTAGCTACTGATCTTTCATTTCCACCATCCATTGAACCTACTAATTCTCTTTGAATTCCTTTTTTACCTCCACCTAAATTTGTTTGAATAAAACTACCCATTTAATTAATATATTATAATATTTTTTTTTTATTATTTAACTATTAGTTAATATTTTTTATATTATTATATTTTAATATAAATGTCTCTATTATTTTCAAAAAATATGCCACAAAAATTTAATGTTTCTGATGGAGGAAATAGTTTTACTTTAGGTAGAAAAGTTTTTTTTAATAAATCTTATCTATCTCATGAATCTCATAATTTAGCTAATAATAATAGTTCTCTTAATAATCCTAAACCTTTACCTAATAATTCATCTGATTTACGTATTCAAAGATTAAGATTAGTTACTATAGGTTCTTCTTCTACTAAATTAAAAAATATAAATGATACTATATCATTTAAAACATCTAATAATATTAATAATATTAATAATTCTTTAACTAAAGCTAGAGGATTTTCTTCATCATCTGTTCCTAAAAAAAATTCTATAACTTCAATTAAATCTAATTAAATTAAATAATTAATATAAAATTAATTTAATTATATATTATATACTACACATGTCTTTTACTAATAAAAAAATGCAAATATCTGACTCTGAATCAGAATCTGAATCTGAATCTGAATATGAATCAGATCCTGAATCACAATCTCTACCTGGAAAAAATATAGAAGAATATGTAGAAAAAGTTGAACCTTTATTAGAAAAAATAGAAGAACCACCAGAAGAACTAAATGAAGAACTAAATGAAGAACCTGTACAAGAAAATATAGAAAAAATTAATGAAGAACCTCTACAAGAACCAGTTCAAGAACTATCTGAAGAACCAGTAGAAGAACATGTAGAAGAACTATCTGAAGAACCACTAGAAGAACCTCTAGAAGAACCTCTAGAAAAACGACTAGAAGAACGAGTAGAAAAACCACTAGAAGAACCACTAGAAGAACCTGTAGAAGAACTAGTAGAAGAACTAGTAGAAGAACTAGTAGAAGAAGTAATAAAAGAACCAAGAAAAGAATTAATAAATGGAATGGTTATTCCTAGAAATAGGAATCCTGTAAAACCACCACAAAGACAATTTATGAAAATGAAAATGAGATTTTAATATATTTTAAATATATTTAAAATGAATAATATATTTAAAATAAGATGAATTTAGTACAAAAATATTTTGAAGATACGAAAAAATATAAATTATCACACGGAGAGAAAACTATAATTTTAATACAAGTAGGGTCTTTTTTTGAATGTTATGCAATTATTGAATCAGACGGTTCATATATAGGTTCTAGTATAGAGGAATTTTCTCGCATATGTGATATGTCAATTGCTCGTAAAAACACTAGTGTTGGTGAAAAAAATGTAGTAATGGCAGGATTTGGATTAGGTCAATTAGAAAAATATGTGAAACGATTATTAGAACATGGTTATACAGTACCTGTAATAACACAAAATGTTCAAGGAAAAAATACAGAGAGAAGTATATCATGTATATATTCGCCCGGTATGCATTTTAATGAAGAATCAGATAATTTAACTAATAATACAATTTGTATATGGTTGAATGTTTCAAAAGCAAATAGTGTAATTAAAGAACCATTATTAACAATTGGTTTATCTATAATAGATATTTTAAGTGGAAAATTAATAAATTTTGAATATACTATTCCTTATAATAATAATCCAATTGTATATGATAATTTAGAAAAATATATCTCTGTTTATAATCCATCAGAAGCAATCATTATTACAAATAATAATGAGAGAGAATATATTGATAATGTTATTAATTATATAAATTTAAAATCGAGTAAAATACATAAAATTGTTTTAGAAAAAATAGATAAAAATGAGTTAATTAACATTGCTTTAAATTGTGAAAAACAAAAATATCAAGAATGTTTAATTGATAAATTATATGGTATTGGTAGTTTTCGAGAGAAATCAGAATTCTATGAATATCCAATAGCGAATCAATCTCTCTGTTTTTTATTAGATTTTGTTGAAAAGCATAATCCAAATTTAATAAAAGATATATCTTTACCTGATTTTGAAAATCATAGTGAAAAATTAATTTTAGCAAATCATTCATTAAAACAATTAAATATAATAGGTGATAATAATTATATTGGTAAATTGTCTTCTATAGCATCAATGTTAAATAATTGTGTGACATCAATTGGTAAAAGAAAATTTAATTATGAATTATTACATCCAATTAGTAATATAACAGATTTAAATAAATATTATGATATAACAGAACATTTGTTAGAAACAAAATTTTATAATATAATTAGAGATGAGTTAAATAATATAAAAGATATTGAAAGAATTGAGAGAAAATTAATTATGAACAAATTAGAACCAAGAGATTTCTATATATTATATAATAATCTCTCTAAAATTAAGATACTATTTAAAAAAATATCAGATGCAAGCGAAAATTTAAAATTATATGAATATATTTCATCATTTATAAATTTAAAAATTGATATTATTTGTGATGAAGTCAGTAATTTTATAGATGAAAAATTTAATGTAGAGACAATAAATAATATAGTACTTGATAAATTAGGAAATTATAATTTAGAAGATCTAGATTTTATTAATAAAAATTATGATACAAATTTAAATTTATTTTTGAGAGATAGCATAGATTCAAAAGAAGTATTTGAAGCTATTCGCAACTATTTCTCTCTTATTATAAAAAATTACGAAAATAAAGATTCTGAATTTGTTAAAATTCATGAAAGTAGCAAATCAGATTCTATATTATTAGCAACAAAAAGAAGAACAATGATATTACAAGATTGTTTAAAAAAAGAAGGCAATAGTGTAGAAATAACATATGTCTCTAAATTTTCAAAAAAAAAAGAAATTTACACATTAGACTTATCTAAATTAGAATATTTAGAACATGGAAGTAATAAAACTAATAATATTATTACATCACCTCAAATAAAAAAAATGGCTTCGGTTATTCAAAATGATAAGGAAGCACTAATTAGTAAAATTAATTTAGTATATAGCAATATATTGAGAGAATTTATAGAATTCAATAATAAATCTAAATTATCAATCGTCTCTCAATTTATTGGATTGATAGATACTGCCCATAATAGAGCATATAATGCTAATAAATTTAATTATATTAAACCAATAATTCATCATCAAAATAATGGTAAATCTTACTTTAATGCAAAAAGTTTAAGACATCCACTAATAGAACAAATAAATCAAAATGAATTATATATTAGTAATAATATAGAATTAGGCAATGATTTTAATTGTTCTCTTATTTATGGAACAAATGCTGTAGGCAAAAGTTCTCTCATTAAATCTATTGGAATCAATATAATATTAGCTCAAAGTGGTAATTATGTAGCATGTAGCAAGTTTAAATATTATCCATATAATACATTATTTACACGTATTCTTAATACTGATAATATTTTTAAAGGTCTCTCTACATTTGCACTTGAAATGAGCGAATTAAGAAATATTTTAAAATACTCAGATAAAAATAGTATTGTTTTAGGTGATGAACTTTGTAGTGGAACAGAATCTGTATCTGGTTTAAGTATTTTTACTGCTAGTTTAGAGAGATTACACAATAATGAAGTAAGTTCTATATTTGCTACACATTACCATGAATTATTAAAATATGATGAAATAAAAAATTTAAATAAATTAAAAATTAATCATATGAGTGTAATATACGATAAACAAACTAATAAATTAATATATGATAGAAAATTAAAAAATGGTTCAGGAGACATGATGTATGGTATACAAGTTGCACAAAGTTTAGATTTAGATGATGAATTTATAGAGAGATGTTATAATATTCGAAATAAATATAATGAAAATAATGATTCAGTAATGGATAGTAAAATTACATCTTATAATGCTAAAAAAATTAAAGTCAAAATATGTGAAATCTGTAAAAATAGACCAAGTACTGATACACATCATCTACAATATCAAGAAAATGCAGATTCAAACGGATTTATTAATAAACAATTTCATAAAAATATAAAAGCTAACTTAATATCTATATGTAAAGAATGCCATAATAAAATACATAAAGATAATATAGAATTAAAAAAAACTAAAACAAATAAAGGATATGAATTAACATATATATGATTTACTTTAAATATCATCTCTTATTACTTTTTTATTTCTTGGAAGTTTTACTCCTAATACTTTATTAATTACTGAAATCTGTGCATTTGTTAATGTTTCTTTATTAGATTCCCATCTATTTAATGTTTGAACACTAATACCTAATTTATTTGCTAAGTCTTTCTGATTTAATTCTTTTTTAACTCGTGATTGTGATATTAATTGACCTAAATTTTTACTTTGTTCTAATTTAAACATTTCTGAATTTGTTGGTTTATTTGAATTTACCTTTTTTTGTTCTTCTTTTTTTATATTATTAGAAACAGTATTAAAAGTTATATTATTCCAATCTTGATGACTCATATATTTTATATTTTATATTTTATTTTTTTTATTTTACTATTCAATTTTAATTATTTATTCTTTTAAAATATTTTTAAATTTATTTATGGGTTGACTGTCACATATTATTTTATTTATTTATAAAAATGTTATATCTATAAAAATTGATAATATAAATTATATATTATCATTATATGTATCAATTATAATATCTAAACACATCTAAATGTATTATTTTAATAATACATATTTTAATAATCTTCCCAATGAAATTATAGATTATATATGGGAATTCAATTATTATGATGCAGCACTTATTATCAACTATTATATTAGAAAATATATTATCAATTCTGTTAAAGAATTAGAAAAAATGATTTTATTTGCTACTGATTCACATTTAGGATTTAAAATGTCAAACTATAAATTATTTTATAAAAATAAAATAATGAATAAAAATGATGTATTTTTACGTATGAAAGCATGTCAGTGTTGTAAAAATCATCAAATATTAAAACCAACTAAATTAATTTCATGGATTGAAACACCTCTTAATTGGCCTTATAATATTAAAACATGTAAATGTATATGTAGACATTATACTAGAATATTATGTCGTACTTGCAATTAAAATATTAATATTAATAAAAAGACTTTTTTTTGTTAATAATTTATATTATTTTTTTTATAATCTTATATTAAATGGCTATTTCTTCTAAATTTACCAAATTACTACCAACTATAATATTTGTATTAGTACTAGTTTTAACTAGCGTAATTATATTAAATTATTTTAAAATAAATATGAATGATAATACTGGATTTAGAGTTTTAAATAGAACAGCAACAATTGAAACTTTAGATAATAAAAAATCATGTAATAATAATAAGTGTAAAACATGTAACGGAATAAATTGTAAATTACATGAAGATAATGATGAAAATAATGAAATGGTTAGTAATTATTTTGATAACTTTTTATAATAATCATTAATTATCTATTATTTATTTTATATTTTTATAAAATTGATATAAAAAATAATATAATATAATTTAGTATATTATATTAATGATTATACCAGTAAAATGTTTTAGTTGTGGTAAAGTTCTAGCAGATAAATATAGATTCTATCAAAGTGAAATTAGAAAAAAGAAAATTTCTAGAAAACTAGATACTGATAAAGTTGAATATTTAACACAAGATATGATGGATAAAACAGTAGAAGGAGAAGTCCTAGATTTATTAGGATTAAACAAATATTGTTGTAGAAGACATATGTTAACACATGTTGATATTGAATAAATTACAATATTAATAAACTATTATTTAATAATCTATATTTTTTTATTTTTTTATTATATTATTATATTATGGTTGTTCATAAAAAAAATACTAATAAAAAAAAACTAAAAAAATATACAAAAAAAAGTATACTAAGAAATAAATATACTAAAAAAAATTTAGGAAAAAAAACTAATAAAAAAACTAATATAAAAACTAATAAAAAAACTAATAAAAAAACTTATAAAAAAACTTATAAAAAAACTTATAAAAAAAGAATACAATATGGTTGTAAAAAAAATTTAAGAGGTGGTAGTGCCGGTGGTTTAATATTTAGTGATGCAATAAATAATGTAGAGAGTTCACTCATGGGCACATATAATCAATTTATGGGTAATGACCCAGAAACTAATCCAAGCGGTAATAATAGTCTACTTTAATAATATATAATTTATATAATTTATATAATTTTAATATATATAAATTATATAAATAATGCTTTTAAATAAATTAATTAAAGATTTTAAAAATTTATGTTCACCTGCATTCTTTTATTTAATTGTTTCTATTATTATTTTTATATTAATGGCTTTACAAAATTTTGGTAATACTGATATTTATTGTATTGGTAATTATGAATGTTATGTACCAAATACATTTATTATTTTTGTATTTAAAGCTATATATATATTATTTTGGACTTTCATATTAAATTCTTTATGTAAAGCAGGATACAAAGAAATATCATGGTTTATTGTATTATTCCCAATTATTTTACTATTTTTAATACTTGGATTAATAGTATTATCATATTCAAATATAATTTAGCAAATGTAATTTTATTATTAATTAATTGTTTATAAGAAATATAAGAATATTATACTATAATTATAATATAATATAATATGAGTAATAATGATATTGTATCATGGAGAATAATTGATAAATATTTTAAAGATAATCCTAATATATTAATTACACATCATTTAGAATCATATAATAATTTTTTTAATATTAAAATTTTTGATATAATTAAAGAAAAAAATCCTGTTAGAATTTTTAAAGATCAAAATCCAGATACTAAAGAATATAATTTAAAAGCTGATATTTATTTTGGAACTAAAACAGGCAATAAATTATATTTTGGTAAACCTATTATTTTTGATGAATCTAGAAAACATTATATGTTTCCTAATGAAGCTAGATTAAGAAATATGAGTTATAGCACTACTTTACATATGGATATTACTATTATTTATAAAATAATAAAAGATGGTAAAGAAGAAACTATAGAATCTACTTTAGAAAAAATATATTTTGGTAAATTTCCAATTATGTTAAATTCAGACTTATGTATATTAAATAAATTAGATAATCATGTAAAATTTAATATGGGAGAATGTAAAAATGATAGAGGAGGATATTTTATTATTGATGGAAAAGAAAAAGTAATAGTACCACAAGAAAAATTTGCAGATAATATGTTTTACATTAGAGAAGATTTTAATGAAATATATTCTCATTCTGCCGAAATAAGAAGTGTAAGTGAAGATGCATCTAAACCTATTAGAACTTTATCAATTAGAATTGCTAGACCTTCACCAAAATATAAAAATGGTAATATTGTTATTAATTTACCTAATGTTCGTAAACCTGTACCATTATTTATTTTAATGAGAGCATTAGGTGTTCTATCTGATAAAGATATTATTCATTATTGTTTATTAGATTTAGAAAAATATGAAAATTATATTGATTTATTTATACCCTCAATTCATGATGCCGGTAATATTTTTAACCAAGAAGTAGCCTTGAAATATATGGCCACATTAACCAAAGGTAAAACTATGGCACATATATTAGAAATTTTAATGGATTACTTTTTACCTCATATTGGAGAAAATAATTTTACAGATAAAGCATATTTTCTAGGATACATGGTAAGCGAATTATTAAAAGTATATAAACATGAAAAAAAAGCTACTGATAGAGATAGCTTCAAATTTAAAAGAGTAGAATTAACCGGAACATTAATATATGATTTATTTAAAGAATATTATTCATTGCAACAAAAACATATTTATACTAAAATAGATAAAGAATATTATTATAAACAAGGTATATATCAAAATGATTTTACATCTTTAATAGAAAATAATTATCAAGAATATTTTAAAGATAAAATACTTGAAGATGGTTTTAAAAAAGCGTTTAAAGGTAATTGGGGCGCAGAACAACATACAAAAAGACCAGAAGTTATACAAGATTTAAATCGTTTATCATTCAACTCATTTTTATCACATCTTAGAAAAATTAATTTACCATTAGATTCTACTGCTAAAATTATTGGACCTAGATTATTACACTCTTCACAATGGGGAATTATTGATCCAGTTGATACCCCTGATGGAGGTAACGTCGGTTTACATAAACATATGAGCATTTCTACTCATATTACAAATGGATATTCTAGTAAACCTATTATTGAATTTCTAAAAAAAGTTGTTTTTATGGAATCATTATCCGAATGTACTACTGAATATATTTCAAACTGTATTAAAATTTTTGTTAATGGTAATTGGGTAGGCATTGTCACTAATCCTATTGAAGTTTTAGATATTTTAAAAAAATATAGAAGACTTGGACTTATACCAATTTATACAAGTATTTCATGGTCAATTGTTGACGAAATTATTTATATTTACACTGACTCTGGAAGATTATGTAGACCAGTTTTTTATATTAATAAATTAATTCCTAGTTATCAAAATAAAAATATACTAAAAAAAATTCTTGATGAAAATTTCTCTTTTGACGATTTATTAATAGGCTTCAATGAATTCAATAAATCTGATAAAATTATTAGCAATAAAAATACTTTTATTAAATCTAATATTGTTTTTAATAATTTATCTGATCTATATTCATTCAATATCGATGAAAAATCTTTAACTGATTCTAATTCTAATAATAATAATATTATTCTTGATAATTTATTAAAAAATTCTGGAATTATTGATTATTTAGATACCACTGAAACAGAAACCTCATTAATATCTACTAACGAAGATAATATTAATAAATTTACTACCCATCTTGAAATACACCCATCATTATTATTAGGTATAATGGGAAATCAAATTGTTTTTCCAGAAAATAATCAATTACCTAGAGACTTATTCTCGTGTGGACAAAGTAAACAAGGTGTCAGTCTTTATAACTCTAATTATCAAAATAGAATTGATAAAATGGGTATAGTATTAAATAATGGACAAATTCCAATCGTCAAAAGTAGATATTTAGAATATATTTATAATGAAGAACATCCATATGGTGTTAATGTTATTGTTGCTATAGGTTGCTACGGTGGTTATAATGTTGAAGATTCTATATTATTTAATGAAGCATCTATTAAACGTGGTATGTTCAATACTACTTATTTTAATATGTATGAATCACGTGAATCTAGTTCAAAAGTAGGTAATCAAACTATGGATTCTAAATTTTCTAATATAGAAAATGAAAATGTTATTAATAAAAAACCCGGTTATGATTACTCTCAATTAAATAGTTATGGTTTAATTAATGAAAATACATTATTAGATGATAAAAAAGTTATTATTGGTAAAGTTAATACTAATTTTAATAACCCTAACAATTATATCGATTCATCTATTACACCTAAAAAAGGTCAACTTGGATTTGTTGATAAATCATTTATTACTGACGGCGAAGAAGGTTTTAGAATTGCTAAAGTTAGAATTAGAGAAGAACGTATTCCTGCTATTGGTGATAAATTTTGTAGTAGATGTGGTCAAAAAGGTACTGTTGGATTAATTATACCTGAAAATAATATGCCATTTACCGAAAATGGCATTAGACCCGATTTAATAATCAATCCACATGCTCTACCTAGTAGAATGACTATCGGACAACTAGTTGAAACATTAATGGGTAAAACATGTTCATTATATGGAGGTTTTGGTGACTGCACTGCATTCGTTAATAAAGGTTCTAAACATGAAGTATTTGGTTCATTACTTAAGAATATTGGATATAATTCTAGTGGTAATGAAATATTATATAGTGGTGAAACCGGTAAACAATTACAAGCAGAAATATTTATTGGTCCCTGCTATTATATGAGATTAAAACACATGGTTAAAGATAAAATTAATTATAGAGCACAAGGACCTAGAACTGTTCTTACTAGACAAACTGTTCAAGGTAGAGCTAATGATGGTGGATTACGCATCGGAGAAATGGAAAGAGATTGTATTATTGCACATGGAGCTACCAACTTCTTAACTGAATCTATGCTTAAACGCGGCGACGAATATTTTGTTGCTATCTGTAATAACACTGGCTCTATCGCAGTTTATAATGAAACTAAAAATATATTTATTAGTCCTTATGCTGATGGTCCTTTGAAATTTAATACTAATATACAAAATGAAAATAATATAGATGTAATTACTAAATATGGTAGAGAATTTAGTATTATCAGAGTACCTTATTCATTTAAATTATTAATACAAGAATTACAAGTTATGAATATTCAAATGAGATTAATTACAGAAGATAATATTGATCAATTAACTAGTATTAATTACAATAATACATTGAATATTATGAAAAATACATTATTAAATAATACACAAAAAAATGAATTTGATGAATATTATCAATCTATAAATTTTAAAAATCAAGATGAAAACCTAGAACAAAAACAAATTAAAAAAAAACAAGACCAAGATGAAAAACAACAAGAAGAACAACAAGAAAAAGAAGAACAAGAAGAAAAAGAAGAAGAAGAAGAACAAGAAGAACAAGAACAAGAACAAGAAAAACTAATAGATGAAAAAAAACTAGAAGAAGAAGAAGAAAATAAAAATCAAGATACAAATGATGAAATTAAAGATTTAGAAAAAGAAAATGATATAGATGAAAATGAAGGATTATCTCCTGTTACAATTGAAGCTCTTAAAAAAGCCGAAGATGAATATGAAAAATATAAAAATTTAGATGATAGTGATGATGATAGTGTAGATGATAAACCTAAATTATCAATCGGCGAAGAAATTAAAGGTACATTAAATGGATTTATTGAAACTTTAAAAAATAGTATAGAAAATAAATCTGATAAAATTGATAAACCTGATAAAACTGATAATTCTAATATACTAGATAATAAACAAAGTATTCTTTCTATTGAAACTGAAAAAAATGACTTAGAAAATACTAATAATTCTATAGAAAAAATTGAAGGCAATGATAATTCTCAATCAGAAATTAAAAAAACTATTAAAATAGATCAATAATAAAATATTTAAAAGATATTAAATTATTATAAAATTGAATAAAGATTTATTTATTTAATATTATATATATTAAATAAATGGCTAATAGTCATATCACTTCTATATATAATGCTAGAAAAAATTTATTAGAAATTTTAGAAGAGAGGAATTATGATATTACAAATTATAATAATTTTACTATTAATGAAATTGGTATTATGACAGAATCAAATCAATTAGATATGCTTTTAAATGAAAAAACAGGCAAAAATAAAATTTATGTTAAATTTTATATTAATAAACTCTTAAAACCACAAAATATTTATGACATGGTTGAAGATTTATTTCATTTAGAAAATATATTAAATAAAACTGATGACTTTATAATTATTACAAAAGATCAACCCAATGAAACTTTAATTCAAAACATTAAAGATATATGGATGAGTGATAATATATATATATCATTATTAGGAATTAAACATTTACAATTTAATATTTTAAAACATCAATTAGTTCCACCGCATAAAAAATTAAATGAAAATGATGCTAATGAATTTATGAATAAATATAATATATTAAATGTTAAACAAATTCCAGATATTTCATATTTTAGCCCCGTTTCTTTAGTCTCTGGATTTAGACCCGGTGATATTATTCATATTAAAAGAAAAAGTAGAACATCTATTTTTACAGATTATTATAGAATTTGTAAAATATAAAAATAAATTAACATATATAATATTTACATTATATAGTATATAATATATGACAAGAGACGATTATATTCCAGATATTACTAATTCTTATATTATTAATACATATATACAACCTGCCTATGATATTACTCAAGATTTTTATATTGATGAATTCCAACTATCAAGGGATCAAAATAATAATTATTTAGATGAATGTAAAAAAAAAGCTGATATAAGTAATGCATCATTTTTTTTAGTATCTGATTATAATCACAACAAGGATGATTATTTAAGTAGTACTTATAAATGTTATATACCTAAACCAACTATTCCTAGAGTAAATGACTATAATAAATTTTATCATGGACTTATATCACCTATGGAACAATATGAAGATTTTTCAAATAATTTTAATACACATACTGAAAGTATAATTTATAACAACGATATAACTAACAATGATAAAATGACAAAACTTTTAAATAAAAGTTTTTATTTTACTCATAATTTTAAAAATTACTATTTTGCACATACAAATAAATTTATTTTATATAAAAATGAATATATTGATAATATATTTAATAATGATGTTTTTAGAAATTATAAAAATTTAACAACTTTAAAACCATATACATATTATGATAATTTAAGGGATACTTTTATGTCAGATATAGCAATGTTTTTATCTAGATATCAAAGAGATTTAATCGATATATTTACACCATCTCAGGAATCTAATATAATGAAATGCAATTTTTATGATGAAAGAACTAATAATATAAAAGAGGGTGGTGTATTAAAACAGATTATGAGACAGGCAAAAGAAAAAGATATTGCTTTTCATCAACTCAATTCTCAATTCTTTGATTTAGAAAAAAAAATTAATAAATTATCAGATTTAGCAAAAAAAACATATAGTTATAATATTAATAAAAAATTAATTGATAAACAAAATGAATTAAATAGTTTATTAGGTTTTGATGGAGCAAATAATGGAAAATTACATGATACAAAACTATTAAAAAAATTTAAATTATCAGAAAATATAATATTAATTTTAATAATAATTTTTACTATATTTTTTTACATCAAAAAATTTAAATAAAATATTTAATAAACATTTTATATATACAAATATTAAATATGAATTTTGATTTACAACAAGGCAATTATATTAATAATAATTATAAAAAATTATTACGTAATACTAACTATAAATATATGGATACTAATAGTGATTTGATAAATAATAATAATAAAATTATCAATAATGATAATATTTTATTTAATAATAATATTTTACTTAATAATAATATTATCAATTATATTATTAAATATTTAGATATAATAATTACATATATATTTTTATTTATATTAGTAATTTTTTTATTAGAAACTACTATTAATCATAATTCTAATTATTTAATATACATTATAATAATTACTTTATTATATATATATTTTAAAACATATATCAATATTTATATATGATTAAAATATATTTTCATATTATATATTTATAATATGAAAATTAGTACTAAAAATATTCAGTTTAAATTTATTATATTGTTATTATTAATAATAATTCCTATATGTATATTGTACTTTGATTTAGGAGAAGAAATATTTTTCTATTTAAAAAATAGTAATTCTAATATTAAAAATAATTCTAATATTGATAATTTTACAAATAATAATTATATTAATTTATGTAAAAATAAAAATACTTATTTTTATAATTTCCCAACTAATACCGCTGATTATTTTAAAACTGCATCACGAATAGAATCTAAAAGTGATTGTGAAAGAGAGTGTAATGATAATAAATGCCAAATTTATATACATAATAGTAATACTAAAAATTGTTATTTATATGATTTTAGTAGTAATAGTAATATTATTCCCGATACTATTGATTTCAGCATTAATTGTAATAATAAATATTTACCAACTAGTGAATATCCTAATGCAGGTGAAGGTAAAATAAATAGATATTTATTTGATAATAGTAATAACAGAGATAGATTTGATCATATTGATTATTCGTTAATTAAATCTAATATAATGATAAATGATTTAAACTATATTAAAAAATTAAGAAAAAATTATAAAGAAAATGTAGATGACACAAATACTATGCCGTCGAATGTAAATGCTATATTTTATCATTATGATAAGATTCATAGTGACTTAAGTAATTTTAATTTAGATTTATCTGATAATATTATATTTGGCGATGATATAAAAGATTATTATAAATCATATACATATATAAAAAATTTACATACTGAGGAAAATAAGCCTGAGAGTAAGAGTAAACCTAACGGATATAGTAAACCTAACGGATATACTGGATTTTTAAATAAGTTTAAGAATTTAACAGATCTTATTTATTCTCCAAGTAATGAAATTTTAGATGATAAACTATTAAATTATAATATATATACAAATAATATAAATTCTAACGAATTAGAATCAAAATTAAAAGATAATAGAATAGAAACAAAACGAAATATTATGTTATATAGTATTTTAGCAATTATTACGATTATATCTGTTATAATTTTTTTACTATATCAATTTATTCCTAATATAATTCCCGATTATGTAATTATATGTTACTTTATTGGTATATTATTATTACTTTATTTTATAAATAAATTATATTAACATTATATTAACATTATATTAACATTATAATTTAAATAATTAATATACAAAAATTTATTTTTATATATTAATTAAAATGACTGATATATATTATAATCCTTTAGGTAAAATATATAGTACAGAAAAACGCCCTAGCAATGGAGGATTAAAAAATACTGGATATATTGATGATTTTAATACTATTACTAGTAGTGACAATATATCGATTGTTGATATCAGTAATAACGATCAAATTTATAGCGGAAATATTATAAAAAAAATGAGAAATACTAATGTTACTATTGATTCTATGTTAGATGACAGTAGAATACAAAATAAAAGTAGTAATTTACAATTATCTATATTATCAGGTATCACTGGTATATCTATAATAGTATTTATGTTATTATTAAAAAATATCAATACAAAATAATATTATAATATATTAAAAAATATCAATACAAAATAATATTATAATATATTAATAAAATAACTACTATGCCGACAGACGCCGATAATGTAAAAATGGCTAAGATTACAGCAGATAAAGATGCTGCTAAAACACGAGCAGGATGTCAGGATAATGTTGTCACAAGTGCCCAACTTCATGAAATAATTAGAGATTTTTATAATAGTCAAGCATATAGAACGGTTGCTGATGATATAAGTGGCTTAACATATGAACAAAGCTTATTAAGACATATACAGAATAGTAATAAACGTTTAGCAGATATAGGTACTGCGTGCGATGAGTCATCTATAAATGATGATGAAAGATACCTCGACGGGGTAATTCAGGATAATCAGGATATTATAGATGCAGCACCAGTTAATTTTAAGAATAATAAAAAAATAATTTCTATTTTATCTTTTTTAAATGATAATGATACATTATCTTGCGCAGTATTTATTTATAACGAAGATCCATATAATAAAGGATTTTCTTATAAACCCCTTGTATTAGGTACATTACCTTATAATCGTAAAGGTAAACTAAATTACACTGATGTTATGGTAAACTATGATAGCATCTATACAGAACAGCAAGCACTAGGAATGTACGATATTGACTATCAAGAATTGGAAGAAGACGTTGATCTTGCGTATGAGCGTATGGAACGCCGTGGCGCCACACCGAAAATAAAATATAATTTAGTTAAAGATATAGTAATGCATATTCATAGAGTGCTAGATGGTAATAAAGATGTCACTTTAGCTGATATTGAGGAATTAAAAAGTAAATTAAATACAATTAATAATAATCAGAGTGGTGTATTATCTCCTAATAGTGTTAAATATAATATTCTTACGAAAAAAGAATTTATAGAAACCGTAACCACACATACACGAAAGACAAATACTTTTCCCGAAGAAATAACTTTAACTACTAGTAGCGGAAACACTATAAAATTAGGCAATAAGCTTGAGGATATACCAAATTCAGAATTTAGAGTTGATCGTGGATCCAAAACTGTAGAGGAATGGGAAGAAGAAAAAAAAAGTGCTCTTAATAATCCTAAATCTACTGAATGGAGACCAGCAAGTATATTAACTAGGGAAGAACAGATAAAAGCTACTGACGCACGAGATAAATTTAGAGGTGGAGGAACTATTCTTGTTGGTGCAATAAGAACAAAACGTGGTAATGAGGATGACTGTAGACACGAAGAAGGAGGTATATGTTGGAGGTGGTTAGATGGTTCGCCATGGGGTAGTGATCCTTGGTATACTGAGGGTCACCTTGAACCTAATGATTCGGGAGGGGAATCGGCTGCACAGCTTTGGGATCGTACCCAAGGAAATATGAAAACTATGAATGATATACCTATTAGTAGTAAAGGAAATATGTTAATGAAAAAATCTAATATCAGCAATATGAAGATTATGCAATCGCCACAATACATTAACAATAAACAACAGATAAATGATATAAAATTAAATGCTGGATCAAGCAATAAAATGTTTATTATTGAATCTAGACTAACAGATATAGAAGATGATTCAGTGGCAAATATGAGAGGTTCATTAACTAATACTAATAAAGCGCTAATTGGCTTAAAAAATAACCTATTATTACTGTGTAATAATAGCATACATACAAATAATAAAGGAGAACCATCGTTGGCAGCGCAAGCAAGTGCGGTGAGTAGTAGTATAGAGAAATTGATGAAAAGTAACGCAGATAGACAAGCAGCAACAACAATAATACAAGGAACACCAAGTATTGAAGATGCAGAGATGCTAAGGATGATGGTTGACAGAGAAGAATTAGGCGAAGACTATCGAGTAGAGCCTTTTAGTAATTTGTATATAAATTCAAATAATTCAAATAATTCAAATAATTCAAATAATTCAAATAATTCAAAAATACTATTATTTTGTTTAATAATATATCCTATAATTATATTTTTAATTTTAAAGATAATTAAAAATTCATATTTAAAAAATATTTTTATTGTAATTACTATAATATTATTTATAGCTATAATAAATTTATATAATTCAAATAATATTGAAAACTTTACTGGCGAATTACAAACCAATATTCTATTTAATAGTATAGATAAAGCAGCTTTAAGCATTTTACAGAGTTTTTCTGATTTCAACCCCGCCTCGTTGTCCCCGCCGGCGTACCAACAAGTAACTTTTGTACCACACAATGAAGATAACGATTTTAACGACGATCGATCTGATTGGTACATAGGTTACTTACAGGGTAGTGATGGCACAATTCAAGATATAACTAATGATTCAAGTGTTACTCTTGAGTTAAATCCAAGCGTAACATATACACTTAGAAATTTCATGTCCACCAACTCGGAACTTGCATTACATGTTAATGGTACTATGGTTGGCGAAGCAAATCAACACCAAGAGGATCGTGAATATATATTACCAGTAACAAATAGTATATTTACCCGTACTAAGTTTACATTGGCGATGCAGGAACCATCGCAACCGACAATGACTTTCTCTAGCGACGCAGAGCATGTTAACCATCAAGAATTGGGTGATGACGCGTTAAGGGCGTTTAATTAATTATAGTAAAAAAATAGAAATATTATTATATTTATATAAATATAATAATATAAATGGGAGATCAAAGTAAGGTAGAAAGTCAACTCAAAGCTGCAACGGAACAAAATAAAAAATTACAAAACTATTTAACAAATGGATTCGATAGAGAAAATAGTAGATATTTTTATGAAGTATTAAATTCTAAAAATAATTTAATAGGAGATGCATTTACAGAATATTTAATGACTAATGATGATGTACCATCCTTAACAAATGCATATGAAAGATTGAAACAAAATAATTTAACAAAAAAAAGACAAATTGAAATCAATAATTATAATAACAAAACATATATAGATTATTCTAACATTCTTAAAACTATTATACTTTTAATTATAAGTATGGTTCCTTTTATAATTTTAGCTAAATTTGGATTTTTAAATAAAAAAATATCTTTATCTATTATTATTGTTATAATATTTTTAGGCTCATTATATATTTTATATCGATTATATTTATTAAATATTAAAGATAATAAGATTTACCATAAAGATAAAATTCCGCATAATAGAAAAGCTTACAAATTAGAGCAAGAGGGTAAATTTAAACCCAAAGTAAGTCCATTAAAGGGTTTCGGCATAACATGTATAGGCGAAGAATGTTGTGATGTAGGAATGCTATATGATGCTACTAGAAATAAATGTTATAAAGAGCCACCAAAAGTGACAGCTGATCCCGCCGACCAGACGCAATAATATAACAAAATACAACTAGATATTTAGTGTTTGGAGCCGGTTCTAATCATAACATGCTGAATATTTGTTAATATATAAATTGTCATGATATTTATATTTAGGAAAATATATTTAATCAAAAAATTTTTTTTTATATGTTTTTATATTAATTAATTGATAATGAGTTTTGATAAAGATTTTATTAAAGCCGTCTCAAGTGATCTGAAAGATAGTGTTGGTACATTATTGATGAATAATAAAGAACTAATACCTGAAAACGCCAAAGAATGGTTGCCTAAAGCAATTGAAAAACTCAAGCCTGATTATTTAAAAAAGAGTGAATGTAACGATCCTGTGTGTTGGGAAGATATTAAAGATTTGTATCAATTATCTAATATATCAAGTAACCCAGAACCATTTAAAAATATAAAAAATACAAAAAATAAAGAAGTAAATTTAGAATTATTATTATTTACAATAATAAGTATTATAGTTTTTTTTACAATATTAAAAAATATTACTAATAAATAATCTAATATTAATATAATATTATACTAATTATGACATATGATAGTAGCCAAGATATTCTAGCTAAAATTAATGCAGGAAATAGGCAGGATTTGACTGGAATAGAAGATGATGATAATGATAGTTATAATCCTGTTTTATATAAACATTTAAATATTTTATGTAAAGATAAAATCAGGAATAATAAGCATGTTGAATATGTAAATCGTGTTAAAAAAAAAATTGAAAATAAATATGATCAATTAGTTGATTTTTATACAAAAAAAAATAATCAATTTATAGAAATTATAAATATTTATAAAAATTTTGATATTATGTTTTTAAATGAAAACGCGAAAAACAGAGAAAAAAAAAATAATTTAACGAAAATTCAAAATAAAATAGATACATATAAACAAAATTTATTTATAGATGAGAGAAAAGATAAATATGAAAATAAAAATTACACATTTTATAAATCATTTCATTTTTATTTATTATTTTTTTATTATGGATTAATAATTTCATATTTTATTTTTTCAAATTTTTTTAAAGAAAAAAAATATAAAAATTTATTTTTAATTAGTCTAATTTTATTATATATTTCAATACCATTTATATTACCTTATTTAATATCATTAATTTATAATGTATATATATATTTATTAGAATACAAAAATATAAAAGATGATGTTATAAGTTATCCAAATATCATTGAAGATCAAAACTAAAACAAAAAATTAATAAATAATATATTATATTCAAAATATTATTTATTTTAGTCATAAAAAACTATCTAAATATTATCATAAATAATATATAAATGGATTATAATAATAACAAATCTATTAATTTTCTAGAAAACATGATAGATCTATCTGTAGATGATCTTAATTTTATAAACGATGTATCAGTTATAGTAATTGATACATCAAATCATAAAATAGGAATAAATATATTAAATCCACAATATGAAATAGATGTATGTAATGGTTTAATAAGAACTTCTAAATTATTATCAAATGATATATGCGCCAATAATAGTAATATTACCGATTTACAATTATCTAACAATATAATTAACTTTCTAGATAATACAACTTCTAAAATAAATATAGGAAGTAGTGATGTAAGCTTTTTAATTACAAAGAGTCTAGATATAATAAATTTTGATTTAAATTATTTTAATATTATTATTGGTAATGAATATGATGAAAATAACTTATATATATATCCAAATATTATAAATAATTATTCTATACAAATATATCTTGATAATACAATTGATGCAGTCCGACCAATAGATATTTATAATAAACCGAATGAAACAGCTATTATTTATCCGGATACATATATTACAAATAATAATAACCATTCATATGGAAAACTTATATATAGGTCATTGAAATCTATACAACTATCAAATAAAATAAATAAAAATATTACTTTAGAGACAACAAATCATGCTAATATACCATTACCATTAGATAGTCCAATTGATACAATTAGCGTAGAATTTTCATACAATAATTTTAATAGTGAATTCTTTGATTCACATCCTGATATATTAAATAATGAATATGGCGGTATATTAATAAAACTTGATAACAGCTACAATATGAATTATAATAATACTGCTAGTTTTGTATATTATTTGAATAAATATTGGACTACATTTGGTGATAATTTAAATTTGTATGATGGATCATTATCTTGTACTTCTATTAATATTACTAACAATAATATTTGTAAAATTGATTTTAGTAATATAAAAACTAATGATGAATTAAATATAATTTCTGGTAGTCTTAAAATTGAATCTAGTAGTTGTAATATTAATATTC